GGGCGACTCTCTCTGGTTCCAAGACCACGACGCCGACCACTTCTACGGCGAGACCGCCAAGCTGGAAGACGAGGACGCCATCCAGACCTACTTCGACTACCTCTACGAATGAAAGGAGAACCCGCCATGTCCAAGACCAACCGCTACGCCATCCACACCCAATTCAAGCCCGCAGCCATCGCCCGCCTTCGCGACCTCAAAGAGGACTACCTCCGCATCCAGGCCGACAACGCCGCCCGCAAGCGCATCATCGAGGAAGCCCGTGCCCGCGACCAAGAGTGGGCCGAGTACGTCACCACCATCAACCCCCTGCGCGGCAAACAACGCCGCCTCTGGTGACTCGCTGACAACTTGTCAGCAACTTGTTGCCAAAAACCCCCCTGTCCACTTGTCCCGGGTCTGACACCGACTGTGCAGGGGTACTGGGCGTCCGCAAACCCGCGCCAATGCTAGCGCCGTCCAGTTCGCACCCAGCTTACCTACATATATACATACTCTTTTCCTTAGATATGTATATACGTGTGTGCAAGTGGACACCTTCCTGGCTTTTTCTTTGTGTTCGTCCAGGCGTTCTCTCTAGCACGTAGGTAAGGTGGGTGTCGGCCCGCCAACCCGCATGAATACTGGGCTTTTCAAGTGTCCAGTACCCGTGCACACCTGATGTACGGCCCAGGACAACCTCGTTTTTGGCGTACAATTTACACTCCTTCACACCGTTAACGGAGCACTCACCATGTCAGAACTCGGGGAAGAAACCTTCCCGCCACCCTCCCATCAGCACTGCGCCAAGTGCAACCGCGTACTCGAAGCCAGCGCATTCAGGCGCTACCTCACCCCCGCCGAGGCCAAGGCCAGGGGGTACACGGGGAACCGCCGCGTGCTCATCGAGACCGCGCACTGCAAGGATTGCCGCCCACGCCGCCGCACCAAGCCCGAGGCCTTCACCACGGCCGAACTCAAGAAGAAGCTCAAGCGTGGGGAAATCGCAGCGCCCATCGTCAAAGCGCTGGAAAAAACCCGGACGGCCACCGCCCGTGCCCGGATGCGCTCGGCTGTCGTTGCCCGGTGGGACAAGGCCAAGCTGTCGCAATACCAAGCGCTGATGAAAGAGATAAAGGCGGAAATCATCGCCGTTACACAGCAGCGCAAGCACGCGAGGGGGCGGGCAGCATCTGCGCCAATGGCGCAAAGCGTGGAGGTGTACGCCGACACCTATCTGGCCATCCTGCGCCGCCTGCGCGCTGATCTCACCCTTGCCGGGCGGCGCTTGGCCTTCAAGGTGGAGCACGAACGCTGGCAGGAGTACCTGACCCACCAGGAGAAAGACGCCATCGCCGCAGCGTGGGGGCGCATCAACCCCAACAAATCAGCCTCGATGCGACCTCCGGGTGCGTTCGCCACGGACAGGCTCACCCGGCCAGTCGTGCCGATGGTCTACGTGAAAGATGCTGAGGAACCCGAACCAACCCCACCAACCAACCCAGAGGAGAGCACACGCCCAGAGACCGACTGGGACGCCATGTAAGCAACCGGGGAAGAAACCTTCCCCACAACCTTTGAAAACTCGCTGACACATTGTCAGCAACTTGTTTAGGAGAACCACCATGACCAACGAGACCGCAACCAACCAAACCCAAACCTCCACCGGCAACGCCGCCCTATTTAACGCCATCCTGACTGCGTTCAACCAACACATCAAGAACGTCGTCAACAAGGAACTCACCGCAGCCCTCCAGAACGCCAGCACCCTGGCGCTGATGGACGAGAAGCTGGAGGAGAAGATGAAGGTGATTGCTCAGGATGCCGCGCAGGACGCAATCGGAGAGCACGAGGCCGAGGAGTGCCACTACACCGAGGACGACGTTGACAACTTTATCGCCAACTACCTTAACCGCCACGACTACGTGAACGAGGACAAGCTCGACTCGAAGATCAGCGATGCGCTGGAGGAGAAGCTCTTCGAGGACGAGTACGTAACCGAGAGCACCCTCGAAGAGAAGGTGCAGGAGCAGTTGGACGAGAAGCTGGACGAGCAAATGGATGAGAAGCTGCGCGAGATGCTGGCCAACCTGACCGTGCAGTTGCTGCTGACCCCCACCAACAAAGAGGAGAACCAAGAATGAAACCGACCAGACACAAACCACCTCACCCTTACGCGCTCTCGCGCTACTCTCATCACTTCTCTCCGCGCCGCTACACCGGCCCGGCCGAGCGCATCAAACTGCGCTCGCGTAGAAGGCAACTCGCTGACAACCTGTCAGCAAGTCCTGAGTCCTGGGCCTTGGCCCTTTCCTGCGCCATCGCTCTCGCGGTGGTTTTCTTTGACGTTACTTTTTGGAGACCCTGACCATGCGTATTCAAATCCAAATCGGCGGCACCGAGTGCCTGCTTACGCCTCAGCAAGCTGAGTCCCTCTACAACATCTTGCAAGACTGCGAAGTGATGGAGACGCGCTGGCGTGGCCAAGGCCAGGGATTCTTCGGTCGTGACCTCGACCAAGACATTGCCTTCCGCGACTTCGACGCCGCGCTGCATGCGCAGGGCGTGAAGGTCTGGCCCGAGCAACTGCTCGACAAGTACAAGACGCTCATCGAGTACCGTGACAAGTAAAGGAGAGAGCAAATGACCGACACAATGGAACCAACCAAAACCTACACCTTCGATCAGCTCAGCGACAGGGCCAAGACCAAAGCGCTGGATTGGTGGGCCAGCGTGCTCGACAACGACTGGGCCCACTACGTGATTGAAGAGGCCAAGGAGCAGGGCAAGGCCAAGGGCTTCGACATCGACGACGTGCGCTGGTCGGGCTTCTGGTCGCAAGGCGATGGCGCGTCGTGGATCGGGCGTGTGAACCTACCCAAGTTCATCGAGGCCTGCATCCCCGACACGCACCCGCTGCACGCTCGTGCGCAGGTCTACGCCATGCTCGTCAACGAGGGCTGGGTGCAGCACTACACCAACGTCTCGCTGCGAAGCACGTTCTATGTGCACTCGGGTGGCATGTCGCTGGACAGCATTGACGACAGTGCGCTGAGTTTTTTGCTGCGCAACGACTACGACGTGGAGGCCCCCACGGACTTCATCACACACGAATGCCCACTCAAGGGTGCCAACGTGAAAGACCTTGCCGAGGGTATCGACGCCGAGCTACTCGTCGGTGAGCTTGAAGAACTCGTGCTGGAGAAAGCCAAAGAGTACGCCGATGAAATCTACGCGAGGCTTGAGGAGGCGTACGAATGGGAGACCAGCGCGGATTGCTTCGCCGAGGTCGCCTTTGCCAACAACTACCTCTTTGACGAAGAAGGGACACTGCAATGACAAACAAAGATAAAGCAACAGAGCTTTACCGCTCTTGGCTTGCGCTCGTCAAGCTCAAGGAAGACATGGGCCGCAAGGTGCTGGAGATTGCAGCGCACCCTGACGCCCCGCCAAACTGCAAGTACTTGGCCGATGCAGCGCCGCGCTACAAGGACGTGGTGCAGCGCCTTCGCAAGCACAAGCCTGTCGTTGTCGCAGCACTCAACAGGCTCAACCCAACGCTCGCACGCCAAGCCGACGAGCACCGCATTTAACCAACCCCCAACCCAACCTCAACCACAAGGAGAACCACCATGTTCGCAGGACAAACAAGTTCGATTTCGCGCATCACCAACTACGCCGCTGCCGAGAAGCACTTCCGCAACACCAACAAACCCCGCAGCACCAAGTGGGAGGACTACCAGCGCCCGCTGCGCGGCGCGCGTTTCCAGCACTACCGCATCGAGACCAGCATCAGCAACCCTGGTGAGTACTACGACCTGTGCCTGTACTCCACGGTGATGGCCCGCTTTCACAAGCCCGACGACGATGGCGTGCTGCGCACGCAGTTCTGCGGCCACCACACTAACACCAGCAAGGGCTTCATGTGGGACGTGCTTGGCGTGGAGGCTTTCAACCACGTCAAGGCCGACGATGGCACCACCAGGGTTGTGCCCATCGCCGCTGTGAAGATGCCGGGCAGTGACTTCAGCACCGACCTGTACTTCCAAAACGACAGGCTGCTCCTGGCCAAGTCATCGCACACGCCGATCTACAAGCGCATCAGCGGCCAGGACGACAAGGCCAAACGTGCTCACACCAAGCAACTGTTCGAGCCGCTGCTGTCGCTGGCTATCATGCGTATGCCCGAGTACGAGCACGACGCTGAACTCAAAGGCTACGTCGGTGGGCCGTTCGGTGACTCGAACATCACCTGGGTGCACAAGAACGCCGTGGTTGCTATCTACAAGGAGTACATGGGCCTTGGCACCGCCACCACCGAGGCGTACACCCGCTTCTTCGATATGGGCCTGCGCGTCTTCGAGAAGCTGGCATCGACACGGGCCTACGACCTCAACCTCCTGCATACCTGGGGCAACTCATCACACACCGCGCCGTACGAAGTGCTGCCCGCAGACAAGCGCATCACGGCCAAGGAGTTCCAGGCAGCTTTGTGGAAACGTATTGTGGAGATGGTCGGTCTCAACAAGCCCAACAGCACCAAGCCCTACCCTCAGTTCCCGCAGCCCGACGAGATCACGCTCTCCAATGTGACGTGCTATCCCAAATAACCCTAATGAAAGGAGTTGTCAAACACTAGACAGATCAGATACACTCTCTGCAACCACTCGCTGACACGGTGTCAGCGAGTTCGATTCCTCAACCAACCCAACCAACCTAACCTCAAGGAACCAATCATGTCCGCAATCAAAATGCTCTCCTTCACCCAGACCCTCAACCTCATCGCTGCTGTCGGTCACAAGCGCACCGTGATCGTCGAGGGCGAGAACGGCATCGGTAAGACCGCGCTGTTCCACGCCCTCAAGGCGCATCCCAAGTTCGCCAACCACATCGCTGTTGACCCCATCGACTGCACGCAACTGTCCGATGGCTCGGTGTGGATGCCTGATCTCGACCGTGAGAACGGTGTCTCGCGTGAGCTTCCCAACGAGCGCTTCGGTGTCAGCCGCACCAACCAGAAGGGCATCAACGGCAGCCGCCCGATCGTGTGCTTCCTCGACGAGGTGGCCAAGGCTCCGCAGTTCATCAAGAACGTGCTGGCCCCGATCATCTACGAGCACCGCGTCGGTAACTACCACATGCCCGAGGGTTCGGTTGTGTTCTGCGCTACCAACCTCGCCGTCGAGGGTCTTGGCGATAGCATCCAGGCTCACCTGCGCAACCGTCTGGTGTTCGTGCGTATGCGCAAGCCTACGGCTCAGGAGTGGATCACCTGGGCGCTGGACAACGGTGTGCACGAGATGGTCGTGGCCTTTGCCAAGAACTATGACGTGGTGTTCGACTCCTTCCTCGACTACGAGAAGGGCGGCAAGCATGCGGGCAAGGACATGGCCAAGGACAACGCCATGATCTTCAACCCTCGCTCCACCGCTATGGCCTACGTGACCATGCGCTCGCTCGTTGCTGCCTCTGACATCCTGCACGAGGGTCTCGGTGTGCTCGACGATGACACGCTGGAGGTTGCGCTGTCTGGCACCATCGGCTCTGTGGCTGCGCAGAACCTTGCATCGTTCATTCGCTTCGGCAAGGAGATTTGCGAGTACGCCCGTGTGCTCAAGGAGCCGGAGACTGCACCGATCTCGAACAACCCCACGGCGCAGCTTGTGCAGGTGATGCAGTTCGTCTCTCGCTGTGACAACCGCGAGGACGCCGAGAAGATCGTGACCTACGTGCACCGCATGCGCGCTGAGATGCAGTCCATCTTCTGCAACTCTGTCGCTCAGTCGCAGCGCGTGGGCATGTACGTCACGCTTGCCAACTTCGGCAAGATGCTGGCCGAGCACAAGATTTTCTTCACCACCAAGTAATCACTCGGGGCTTCGGCCCCATCAACCCAAGGAGAACCAATCATGTCCTTCGACAAACTGACACCTACCCAGAAGATTCAGGCAGTCAACATCGACTGCATGCGCGACCGCAACTTCGCGCTTCTCTCCGGCCACATCTGCGCCGGTAAGTCTGAGGTCAAAGCCGACATCCCCACGGCCTGCACCAACGGTCTCGACAAGTACTATGGCGAGGAGTTCATCAGCGGCATGACGCGCAAGCAACTGCGCTACCTCGTGCTGCACGAGAACTTCCACATCGCGCTCAAGCACTGCGTGCTGGCCGAGTACCACGCCTACGTCAAGCGCTTCGGCGGCCGAGTGTGCAACATGGCCATGGACTACGTGGTCAACGGCATGATCGAGGAGCTTGATCCCAACCTGCAATTCGTTGAGCGTCCGACCAAGGTCGAGCCCCTCGTTGACGTGCGCTTCAAGGGCATGTCTTTCCCCCAGGTGCTCAAGACCCTGCTCGACGAGGGCCAGGGCGGCGAAGGTGACGGCCAGGGTGGCGACGGTAAGCCCGGCCCGATGGACGACCACCAGATGTCCGATGGCATGAGCCAGGAGGAGCGCGACGCCATCGAGAAGATCGTGGACGATGCCAACCGCCAGGGTGAGCTGCTCGTGCGCAAGATGCGCGGCGAGGGTAGCGGTGGCCGTGACCTGCTCGGCACCATGCAAGAGCGCCAGACCAACTGGCGCGAGGCGCTCATCGACTTCATCACCACCGTGTGCAAGGGCGACGAGAACTCGCGCTTCTGCCCGCCCAACAAGCGCCTGCTTGCCAGCGGCTTCATCATGCCCTCGCACTTCGACGAGACCATCGGCGAGATCATCATTGCCACTGACACGTCAGGCTCCATGCACCCGTACTACCCCATCATCTTCGGTGAGGTCTCGCGTGTGTGCCAGCACGTCAAGCCCGAGAAGGTGCGCGTGCTGTGGTGGGACACCAAGGTCGGCGGCGATCAGGAGTTCCTGCCCGAGGACTACGAGCGCATGCCCGAGCTTCTCAAGCCTGTTGGCGGTGGCGGCACCACGGTCTCGTGCGTTGCCCAGTACATTGCCGAGAAGGAGTACAAGCCCATGGCAGTCATCATGCTGACCGATGGCTACATCGAACCTCAGTACAGCTTGCCGGACGTTCCTGTCCTCTGGGGCGTAGTGGAGAACGACTCGTTCGTCCCGCTGCGCGGCAAGGTCATGCACATCAAAGAGTAAGGAGAACCAACCATGCACGACGAGACCGCATCGCTGCTGTCGCTCGGGGACTGCAACCCTGAGCTTGCCGAGAAGATTAGGCTGGACATCGAGAAGATTGTGGCGGCGTACATAGCGAATAACACCAACGAGGTAGGTGCCCGGATACTCGGGTTTCACGTCTCGACGCTTGAGCGCGTGGCGCTGCGCGCGCTCAAGAATCATCTCAACAGCGTGTCTGACATTTACTAAAGGAGAACCACCATGAACCAAGCAATCAACACCCCTCGCTACAACATCGACACCTGCGCCATGCTGGCCGAGTTCAACGCATCGGTCTGGACTGCGCGCAAGCTCGACAAGAGCGCGACCGAGGAGGTCGTCACCTCCAAGAACGCTGCGGCCAAAGACGCGGCGCGGGTCAACAAGCACCTGCTTGCTGGCCGCAACGAGCTGGAGGTTATCCAGCAGATGGTCGGCCGCGCTCGGCAATACGTGTACGACAACACGCTGCCCTGGTCTGACTCTGGCCTGCGCCTGCTGCCGGTGCTCAACTTCGAGAACTTCGCGGCCAAGATGAACGCCTTCGAGGAGGAGTTCGAGCGGCTGGTGCACGACTTCGTGGCCATCTATCCCACGCTGATTACGGCGCAGGCCATGGCGCTGGGCGGCATGTTCCGCAGGGACGACTACCCCACGCAGAACGAGATCATGACCAAGTTCGCTTTCCGCGTGAACTACATGCCTGTGCCTACGGCTGGCGACTTCCGCGTTGACGTGGGCAACGCTGCGATGCAGGACATTCAGAGCAAGCTGCAACGTCTTGCTGACGAGCGGGTGGAGGCCGCTATGGCTGACGTGCGCAAGCGCCTGGGCGAACACCTCAAGCGTATGTCTGACCGCCTGACCACCGACTACGTAGCGGGCGAGGCCAAGACGCGGCGCTTCCACGACTCCCTTGTCGATGGTGCGCTGGAGCTGTGCGACCTGACTCGCGCATTGAATGTGGTTGGCGACCAGCAACTGGAGAGCGTGCGCTCTAGCCTGGAGCAACTGCTGTGTGGCGTGACCCCTGCCGAGCTTCGCAAGAACGAGGCGGTGCGCCAGGATGTGAAGAAGAACGTCGATGCCATCCTCGACAAATTTTCTTTTTGAAAGGGGCTATATGTGAAACACGAAGGCCTAGGCGCCATGCATGCCCAGCGCCTGCGAGACATGAAAGCGGGGGTCAAGCACACCCCTCTCTACACGCTCGCAGAGTGCTGCGAAGCAGCAGGCATACACCCGACATGGTTTGGGAAGATGGCCAGGAAGTACCCAGGCGCTCCCAAACCAGCACTCAAAGTGCCAGCATCAGCCACACAACACCCACGAACCTATTACCGCAAGAAGGAAGTAGTGCAGTGGGTGCAGCAAGTTAAGCAACAAATCGAAGCAAGCAAGAAAGGAACTCTCATCATGCCCGACCTCAAGACCGCGCTGCAAACCGCAATTGAACGCGCTGCGCAAACACTGCAACCCGTGCCTACTCCCCCGAAAGAAATCCCCGATGACTGGGACGACGAGGGCGGCGCGCAGAAGATCGAAGAAGTTTCCACCAACCACGCAATCACTACCAAGAAGGAGCAAACCATGCCTGCACATCTTTTCCAGATCACCAACAACGTCTCCCGCGAGACCTTCAACTACGTGCGCGACAACCCTGGCTGCACTCGCAGGCAGGCCGCTGAAGCTATGGTCGCTCGGGGGTTCAAGCCCAACTCGGTTGACTCTTTGCTGGGCCAGATGCTCAAGGCGGGGATGCTCAAGGGCGACGCGGACACCGGACTGTTTGCCACCCAGAATGAGTACACGCCCATCAAAGCAGCGGTCAACCGCACGCCCAAGGCTGTGCGTAGCAAGCCCGGCCCCAAGTCCAAGGTCAAAGTGCAGGCAGCGCCTGCGCCTGCCCCCGCTGTGAGCGCTGCCCCTGTCGGTATCGCTGCGGTGCTGCCGCGCAAGGAAGCGTGGTCTCCCCAGGCGCACCTCGAAGGGCTGTCGGTGCTGCAAGCCAAGGCCGTGTACGACGAACTCAAGAAGCTCTTCAACTGAGACAAGGAGGCGACACATGAACACCGAACGACTCAAGCATGTGCGCCGCCTGTTCAACTCTGAATGGGTGCCGCGCGAACACAACCGCAGCTACCAGCGCCAATGGGTCAGGCAGATTCGCAGGCTCGGCGACAAGTGGCTGCTTGCTCAAAAGAAAGGTAGGATCGACCAATGAAGAAAGCACTCCTCATGCTGGCGCTGTGCGCCAGCGCCGCACATGCAGAGTTCATGGACGGCAACCGCCTGCTGGCTGACATGAACGGCACCCAGATGCGCCAGATGTCTGCGGTCGGCTACGTGATGGGCGCATCCGATGCCCTGACCACGGTGACTGTGTGCATGCCAGACGGCGTGACGGTGGGCCAAGCGCATGACATTGTGAAGCGCTATCTGGAGGACAACCCCGCTATCCGCCACCTGTCTGCCGACTCCCTGGTCAACCGGGCCCTCAGCCGCGTGTGGCCGTGCCAGCGCAGCAACCAACGGGGGAGCGGGACATGACCGACCGAGAGATCATGCAGCAGGCGCTGGAGGCGCTGAAGTTGATTGACGATGCCATGCCGTTTCCTGTGGCAAAGCTGGCTATGAAAAATTTGAACGAGAGGCTGGCGCAGCCGGAACAGGAGCCGGTGGCGTGGTTTACCGAAAACCATCGAGAGGACAAGTCGGCTACTACTTACAGCAAAAAAATGTCGGAGCGGTGGAGAGAAAAAGGCTGGCCAGTAACGCCCCTCTACACCGCCCCGCCGCGCCGTGAATGGGTGGGGCTGACGGAGGAGGAGCGCAGAGGCATTCGTGAATGGCGGCGCATTCAAGAAGAACTCGGCCCCGTGTGGGCGCCCATGATGCTGTACTTGTACGAAGCCATCGAAGCCAAACTCAAGGAGAAGAACACATGACTGACCGCGAACTGATGCAGCAGGCGCTGGAGGCGCTGACTTGTTCTGGCGAGGACGACGACCCCGGCCATCGCTGCACACACTGCGACGACTACGTTGACCGCAATGGGCCGTTGAGAGCCGCCCTGCAAGAGAGGCTGGCCCAGACGGAGCAGGAGCCGTTGGGTTGGATGGTGATGAACGGGGTTTGTGACTACCAGCTTCTTGAATCGAAAGAACAAGCAGACGCCTTGGCCGCAGAAATGCAAAAGCGGTACAACTTGTCTGGTTCACTCGCATCATTTCATGTGCAACCCTACCCTGCCCCGCCTCGCCGAGAGTGGGTGTCGCTGACCGTGGACGAGATAGTCGATGCCAAGATCGAGTCGGTCATTTCGTTCCGCAAACACGATGCGCGCATTCGCGGTCAACAGTTTACAGCCGCCGATGACCCGTATTGGCATTTCGCCCGCGCCATTGAAGCCAAGCTGCGCGAGAAGAATGGGGGCCAGAAATGACCAAACAAAGCAAAGCCCAGCAGCTAATTGATTCCGCCCACATAAGCCATCGCGTGGGCTGGCAACGAGGGGCAGTGGCGGAACTACGCCGCCTAGACGAAGTGAACGCGCAACTGCTGGAGGCGTTGGAAGACCTCTTGCAAGACACTCAGCACGACGACCATATCTGCGAAGACTTGAAGTGGTGCCCGGTCGTCAAAGCCCGCGCCGCCATCGCTGCTGCCAGGGAGGAAACATGAAAATAGAAAAGAACATCCCGTTGCCGATCAAGTACCCCTTCGCGCAGATGGAGGTGGGGGACAGCTTCCTGCTGCCTGAAGGCATGAAGCGAAACGCAGCCAGCGTTGCAGCCATGAGGTACGGCAACCCCCTGGGCAGGCGGTTCACCATCCGCAAGACGCCCGAGGGCTTTCGCTGCTGGAGGGTGGCATGAGCGAAAAACGAGTGTACCTGGAGCAGGTTTTCTACACGCTACCGATGAGTCCGCAACTCGTGGAGGCCGCACTTATTTTTTATCACGCCGAAGTGCCCGTTGAGCAGGCGCGCGATTACATCGAAGTACTAGCCAAAAAGATTAAGGAGAACCGCCGTGGAAAATGAAGGTTACTACTGCGTGGTGTGCGGGCGCTTTCTACCCGCAGACGAGCATGGGGTGATTGTGCATGACGCTGTGCCTCACCCGCCCGACATGACTTTTGATGAAGAGGAGAACCCGCAGTGACCCAAGACGACATCATCCGCATGGCGCGGGAGGCTGGCTGGTCACAAAAAGACATCGACAGCCTCTTGTACATCGTTGAAACGGTAGCCGCAGCAGAGCGCGAGGCGTGTGCGGTGATTGCCGAAACGCCGGTATCGGGCGAGCAGGACGACATCACTATGGAAGCCAAAGACCGCGTTGCCGCCGCCATCCGAGCAAGGGGGAACACATGAAACCCAAGATCATTCCGCTGCTTGACCAGTGCATTGAGAACGGTTTCGCGCAGGGCTGGCGCAGGGCGCACAAACATGCAGACAGCCCCAGCGAAGATATGATTCGAGAGCACGTGCGTGACGCCATCTGGCTGCAACTACACGAAGCATTCGATTTCGACGAACCTTCTGAACAACTACTCTGATGCGCAAACGCAGCAGCTACAAACCTCGCCCGCTGATTAACCCACTTACGCGGGTGCTGGAGCGGTGCTCCATGGTCAAAAGCCATGAGGGCGCTGTCACCCTGAAGATCAAGAACCATCAGGCGCTGCTGGATGTGACACAAGGCCGGGGCACGCGCAACGCCATCGACATACTTATTGCCGCAATGAATGTGTCGGAGGCGCTGTACCGCGTGAACCCAGACCTGGGCGCTGACATCAGGGAAGACATCCGCGCTGCCCAGGACGCGCTGTACACCATGTGCAGGCGGGGTGCAGCGACGGGGCGCTTCGTGTTCACGGGGGAGGAGCTGCAAGCCATGAACCTGGGCATGGACATTCACGATGCGCAGCTCGATGCCTGCACAATCCTCGACCTTGAGAACGCCAACGCGCTCGTGCAGAAAGAACTGCGATCAAAGAAAGTGAGGAAGATAAATGAGCCAACTGGGAATGAAGTTTGACCACGGCAAGCCGCGCTACGATCTCGTACCATGGGCGGCGCTGGACGATGTGGTGCGGGTGCTGACGTACGGGGCGCAGAAGTACGCCGACAACAACTGGCAACACGTTGAGGGCAAAGAGCAGCGATACCCGGCCGCCGCCATGCGCCACATCAGCGCCTACCTGCAAGGGCAGAAGTACGACCCCGAGACCGGACTCAACCACATGGCGCACGCCATATGCAGTCTGCTTTTTATTCTGGCTCTGGACAAGATGTCGGAGCAAGACCTCATCAAAGAAACCCTTAAAGGGCTCGACACAACCCCCCGCAAATGAGCAAAATGAACACCAAGAAACCGACCACTTCCTTTGCAACTGCAACCAACCCGTTCACCGGCAAGCCCGTGCTGAAAGAGGTACCGATCCCCGCGATCAACCGCGTCTCCAAGGGCATGACCAAGTACGACGCGGAGTTCGACAAGCTGGTGCAGATGAAGTCGGCTATTGAGTTCCCCGAGAGAAATTTCCAAAGCGTCCGTCGCGCGCTGCAACGCTACATCCTCAACAAAGACCTGCGGGGCAAGGTCGCGGTGCGGCAGGCAGTCAAGCGCGGGACGGGCGAGATCATTGTTTGGCTGGAGAAGAAAGATGAAGTGCCCCGAGTGCGGAGCGTGGACGATGGTGGTCGAGACAAGAAAGCAAAATGAGAACAACATCCGAACCAGAGTCTGCGGAAACGAGCACAGGTTTAAGACTGCGGAAGTGCTCATCGCAACAACTCGCAGAAAAAATTCAGACCGGCAAGTGGTGGCCCTTCGAGAAGGCCGACCCGGAGAAGCTGGAGCAGATCGAAAGACTGCTGAAGAAAAAAGAATTCGCGGCGCTGCCTGAAGCGCCGTACTGATAAGAACACCAATGCCGACAGGATTGGTTGGGGCAACGCGTGCAAGCCTTGTAGATGCGAACACGTTTTGCCCGGTGCGGGCCGGGGTCGGCAGCAGTGAGATGTTCCACCCGCACCGTTCTCCTCACAGCGACAGGGGGCGCTGAATCTACATGACCCCCTACCCCAACACAAGGAGCGCAAGATGAAAGCACAATGGAAAAAGAAACCGCTTGAGCTGGCGCAGCAAAGGCCGCTGACCCAGCAAGAGCAAGACGCTGCGAAGGTAATCGAAGCACATGCCAAGATGGTTCGCATGAACTATGAGCAGTACGAACTGCGCGAAAGGCTTGCTTCACTCCAGCGCGAATTGGGCGATACGAGAAATACCGCCATGCGGTACGCAGCCAAAGCCCACATGTACGAGGTGCTGCGCAGGCGCGGTGTGCTGGTCGAAGACGAGGGCCAGTTCAAATTCTTCTCGGGTGATGAACTCGACGAGTTTGCGCAGCGCTATGACGCAGAGATGTTTTTCCAAAGCGAGGAACGCGAAGTCCCCGCAAGATATTTTCGAGACATATGGCATCAACTCCAGAAGCTAAAGTGAAAGCCAAGATCAGAAAAATCTTGGACGAGCATGGCGTGTACTACGCCATGCCGATTGGTACCGGCTACGGTAACTCTGGCGTGCCGGACTTTCTGTGCTGCGTGCGCGGCAAGTTCCTGGCCATTGAGGCCAAGGCTGGCAAGGGCACAACGACTGCGCTGCAAGAGGCGCACATTGCAAGGATCAAGGAATGCGGAGGCCACGCCGTAGTCATCAACGAGAACAACATCGGTGGCTTGCCACTGCTTTTGAAGGAGTCCCAATGAACCAGAAACTGCTGGACGAGTGCGTGAGCGCACTCGAAGAAGACGTGAAATACATGGGCGAGACCGAGCGCAACGCCTTCCTGACGCTGCTGCCGCTGCTTTCCAAGCTCTACCGCAACGACTCCAAGGTGCGCGGCGTTATGGTGCTGGCCGACGAAGAAGGGCAGTCCATCGTCCGCATGAACGCCAACGAGTACGAAGCTCACGGTCTGCTGCACAACGCCATGCCGTTCCACGACGAGCTGATCCGCGCCGCGCAGCCAGACCATGGGAGGCTTAATTGAAACTCAGAAAAATGCGTAAACAGTTTTGGTGGTTGGTCGGAGGTCTGCGCCGCGCACACATGCGCCGCGTGAAACCTTTGCCTGGAATGCGCTGGGCGCAGGGCAACAACATGGTGGAGCGTAAATGAGCGCCCCGTTTGACCGCATCATTGCCGTAGATTTTGAGACGCGCTGGTCGAAGGCCGACTACACGCTGTCGAAGATGACCACCGAGGAGTACATACGTGACCCCCGTTTCACTGCTTTCGGATGCTGCTTCCACGAGCTTGGAAGCGATGACCCAGTTCTGTGGGTACGAGGATGCGACCTACCTCAGTACCTTTCTGGAATCGACTGGGGACGAACTGCCGTGCTTGCACACAACGCACAGTTCGATGTCTCAATTCTCGCATGGGAGTACGGAGTTGTTCCCGCGTTCATCTTCGACACGCTATCAATGGCAAGAGCTTTGCGCGGCGTGGGGGCTGGCAATCGCCTCGAAGACCTCGCAAGAGATTACGGCCTTCCCCCCAAAGGACAAGCCGTTCATTCGACGGACGGACTTGAGGTACTCCCAGAACAAATTGAAAGAGAACTTGCGGATTATTGCGCTCACGATGTCTTCCTCTGCGAAGAAATCTTTCGGCGACTGAGCCAGGGCTACCCCAAGAGTGAACTGCGCCTCATCGACATGACCCTGCGCATGTACGTGCGCCCGCTGCTGGAGCTGGACAGCGAGATGTTGGAGAAGGCGCTGGCCGAGGAAAAGGAAAAGCGTGAAGGACTTCTACAGAGGATCGGCGTGGATGAAGCTGCGCTTGCTTCAAATAAGCAGTTTGCGGAAGTCCTCAAAGGGCTTGGCATCGCGCCTCCTACAAAGAAGAGTAAGGCCACTGGAAAAGAAACCCTCGCCTTGGCCAAGAACGATGCGCTGTTCCAGGCGCTTCTCAACGGTGACAACGAAGACGTTGCGGCGCTTTGCGAAGCCCGGCTCAAGGTGAAGTCAACGACCGAGCGCACGCGCGCGCAGCGCTTCCTCGACATCTCCCGGCGCGGCCGTCTGCCTGTCCCCCTGAGTTATTACGGCGCGCTGTCTGGGCGGTGGACTGCCTCCAAGGGGAGCGCCATCAACATGCAGAACTTGAAGCGCGGCAGCTTCCTGCGCAAGGCGATCATGGCCCCCGAGGGACACCAGCTTGTGGTGGGCGACCTCTCCCAGATCGAGCCCCGGGTGCTGGCGTGGCTGTCGGACTACGAGGAGCTGCTGGACATCTTCCGCTCGGGCCAGGACGCGTACGCGCAGTTCGGCTCCCAGATGTTCGGCATACCCGGCATGACCAAGGAGAGCCACCCAGACCTGCGGCAGAGCGCCAAGAGTGCGCTGCTGGGGTGCGGGTACGGCCTGGGCTGGGCGAGCTTCGCGGCGCAGCTACTCGTTGGCTTTCTGGGCGCACCGCCCGTGCGCTATGACCGGGAGTTTGCCAAGAAGTTGGGCGTTGGCCGGGCTTACGTGGAGACGTTCCTGAACAACGACGACTACATCAAGAAGATGCTGGAGATTCCCCACACCTGCACCGACGAGGAGCTGCTCACGCACTGCGTGGCGGCCAAGAAGATCATCGACAAGTACCGTGCCACTGCGTGGCCTGTCGTGTCATTCTGGGAGGCGATGGGTGATTTGTTGGTCAAGAGTCTTGCAGGCGGCAAGGAGGTCGTGTATAAATGTTTGACCTTCCGCAAGGAAGAGATCGTGCTGCCCAACGGCATGAAGCTGTTGTACCCGAACCTGCGTCAGGTCAAGGACAAAGAGACGGGCGGCATGAACTGGGTGTATGGCGAGGACGAGACCAAGCTGTACCCTGGCAAGATCACGAACAACGTGGTGCAGGGCACCGCCAGGATCGTGATGACGGACGGGATGCTGCGGGTGAACAAGAAGTACCCCATAGCAGGCACCGTGCATGACGAGCTGATTGCCGTCGTGCCTGACGACGAAGTGGCACACGCTAAGACTTGGGTCTTGGCGCAGATGACCATGGAGCCGAGCTATATGCCGGGGATTCCCCTGGCCGCTGACGGTGGCGCTCACCGTAGATATGGCAATGCCAAGAACTAGGAGAACCAAGCAATGATGATTCCCAAACACATCAGCGTGGGCCGCAGCAGGTACACCGTCGATGTCGTCAAGACTCCCGGCAAGCACCGCTTCGGCTTCATTGACTATGAGCAGCAGCGCATCGTCGTCGGCACCCACTCACAACTCACCCAGCGCCGCAGGTCTCCCCAGCAGCAGTCGCACACCTTCTGGCACGAGATGACGCACGCCATCCTGCGCGACATGGGGCACCGGCTGGAGCACAACGAGGAGTTCGTGGATGCCTTTGCCAAGCGACTCAACGATGCCATCCACTCCGCTGAGCTTTGACGCGATGTACTCGCTGGCGCAGTACAAGGGCTGGGAGCTGGAGACGCTCCCCTCTTACGCTATTGACGAGCCACCAACGTACGTGCTGTCCAGAATCAACGGCCCGTACGCCTGCTCTTTCCAAACGCTTGAACGCGTTGCCAAGTTTCTCACCACCGACGAATCAGAATGAAAAAACCCGCTTGGTCACACTCCTCGCTGAAAGACTTTGAAGGCTGCGCCCGCCGCTACCACGAGGTCAAGGTGCTCAAGAAGTACCCGTTCCAAGAGACGGAGCAAACGCGTTACGGCAATCGGGTGCACGAAGCGCTGGAGTTCTACGTGCGTGATGGCAAGCCGCTGCCGCCTGAGTTCAAGCAGTTCCAAGAGGTGGCCGATGCGCTGCTCAAGAAGCCCGGCCGCAAGCTGGCCGAGTACGAGATGGCGCTGACTGTTGACCTCAAGCCCACGGAGTGGAAGGCCAAGGATGTCTGGGTGCGCGGCATCGCTGACCTCTTGATTCTGGACGACGAGAACCTGACCGCCTGGGTCTGGACTACAAGACCGGCAACGACAAGTACCCCGACCGCGACCAGTTGATGCTGATGTCGGTGATGGTGTTCGAGCACTTCCCGCACATCCGCAAGGTGAACTCGGCGCTGATGTTCATTGTCAAGAACTCCATGGTGAAGATGCAGATGATGCGCGACGCCAAGGACGCGATCTGGTGGAAGTACCGTGAGCGCACGGCCCGGCTGGAGCAGTGCTTTGAAACAGGTGTGTGGAACCCCACCCAGACACCGCTGTGCAACTGGTGCCAAGTTACTGGTTGCGAGTTCAACCCCAAACATTAAGGAGTTATCACATGCCTTACGCAAACAAAAAAGACCGCGACTACAAAGCGGAGTACGAAAACTACAACGGCACCGAGACCGCCAAGAAGCGCAGGGCCGAGAACAACAAGGCGCGGCGCATGCTGGAGCGCGAGGGGCTGGTGCACAAGGGCGACGGCAAAGACGTGCACCACAAGAAGCCCCTGTCCAAGGGCGGCACGACGACGCGCAGCAACCTCGCGGTCAAATCGGCCAGCGCCAATCGGTCGTTCAAGCGCAACAAAGACCACTCGATGAAATAACAATGCTGACTACAAACACCATGTTGCCGCAGCCACTGCCTGCTGGTGGCTACGTGTACACCGCCGACGCCGCCAGCGCCATTAACACCCTCAGCGCATCAAACAGGGTTCGCCCGCAGACGCCTGACGCCGTGCCGAGGATCAACATGGAGGACATGAACAGTGATGTCTTCAATGCCAAGGTCGAGACGCTCATCGACCTCTGGGTAACACGTTATGGCAACGCTTGGGTGGACTTGGATCAGGTCATGGAGGACGTGTTCTACGGACGCGTCTACAAGCGTTTGAAAACCATGAGTGAGCTTGAGGTGCACTTCCTTACCGACCGGGCACGGTTTGTTTGCAGAAGGCCAGAATAAGGAGAACCATGCAGATCGTTGACAACAAGGCGCTGGTGCTGCGTACGCGCAACCCCGGCAAGTACGCAGTCATTCCCAAACACAAAGTTCTCTCCGAGGACAACGGCACCTACGAAGTGGCGGTGTACTGGGGCCTGGATGAGACGAGGGTGCTGCGCAACCTGGGCGTGAAGAACGCGCCAAGCCCCATCGTCAAGCGCTATGACTGGCCCGGCCGCTTCAAGCCGATGCAGCACCAGATTGAGACTGCATCCTTCCTCACGCTTTACCGGCGCTCGTTCTGCTTTAATGACCCGGGCACCGGCAAGACGCTCTCAGCGCTGTGGGCAGCCGACTACCTCATGAAGCGGGGAGACGTGCGCAGGGTGTTGATCCTGTGCCCGCTGTCGATCATGCAGTCAGCGTGGATGGAGGACATCAACAAGTCAATCATTCACCGCTCTGCTGTCATCGCCCACCATGCGCAGGCATCACGGCGCATCGAGATGATTCAGAAGGACTACGAGATCGTCATCACCAACTATGACGGCCTGAACCTCATTGCACAAGAAGTTGTGAACGATGGGCGCTTCGATCTGGTCATCGTCGATGAAGCCAACGCGTACAAGAACCCGAGCACGCGGCGCTGGAAGGCCCTGGCGTCGATCATCAAGCCCGAGACCTACCTGTGGATGATGACGGGCACGCCTGCTTCGCAGTCGCCTGTTGATGCGTACGGCTTGGCCAAGCTGGTGAACCCGGGCGGTGTGCCCAAGTTCCAGACCGCATGGCGCGACAAGGTGATGAACAAGATCAGCATGTTCAAGTGGGCCCCCAAGGCCGACGCCACCGCCACCGTCTACGCGGCGCTCCAACCGGCTATCCGGTTTACCAAGGCCCAGTGTCTCGACCTGCCCCCGGTCGTGACGGTCACGCGTGAGGTGCCGATGACGGCCCAGCAGAACAAGTACTACAAGCTGCTCAAGGAGCAGATGCTGGTGCGCGCTGCGGGCGAGACCATCAGCGCAGTCAACGCTGGAGTTGCTGTCAACAAGTTGCTCCAGATTTCTTGCGGTGCAGCATACACCGACGACAAGGAGGTGGTGGAGTTCGACGCAGCGCCGCGCCTGAACGTGCTGGATGAGATTCTGGAGGAGACCGACCGCAAGGTCATCATCTTCGCGCTGTACCGCTCCAGCATCGACACCATCGTCACGCACCTCCAGAAGCAAGGCGTGGGCGTGGACACCATCCACGGCGATGTCACCGCAACAAAGCGCGGCAAGATCATCAACGACTTCCAGACCACGCCCAACATCCGCGTGCTGGTCATGCAGCCCCAGGCCACGGCGCACGGTATCACGCTGACCGCTGCCGACACGGTGGTGTTCTATGGCCCGCTCATGTCGGTGGAGATGTACACGCAGTGCATAGCACGAGCAGACCGCAAAGGTCAAGACGCCGATAAGGTCACGGTGTACCACATCCAGTCAAGCCCGATTGAGCGCAAGCTGTTCAAGGCCATGGATACCAAAGTCAGCGACCACGCGCTGCTGGTTGGCCTGTTTGACAGCGAAATCAAAAATTTTTGAAGGAGGCTATTGCACGACCACAAAAACCGAGTAACATGTCCAACCTTAGACAAACAACAAGGAGCAAAAATGCACGACATTGATGACGAGGAGCCGCCCCCGGCTCAGAACGACGAAGCAGAAGCTGCTGCGCTGGCCGCGATCCCCATGGACAAGCTGGCCAAGGTCTACCGCAAGATGGCGGCGAAGATTCAGGAACTCACGACTGAATACGACACCGCTGTTGCAGAGGTCAAGCGCCAGCAGGAAGCTGTGAAGAACGCGCTGAAGGATCAGATGCTCGTGCTGGGCATCAACTCTGTGCGTACCGCCAACGGCACCGTGGTGCTCTCCACCAAGACGCGCTACCAAACCCAGGACTGGGACTCTTTCAAAGAGTTCATCAAGGAACATGACGCCCTTGACCTTTTGGAGAAACGTATTGCCCAGACGAACATGGCGACGTTCCTCAAGGACAACCCCGGCGTCCTGCCTCCCGGCATGAACTCGACGACCGAGTACCAGATTTCTGTTCGCAAACCCACTCAGTAAGGAGAAAGTCAAATGAGCAACGTAGCTGTTTTCAACCCCGGCCAAGTGCCGGATTTCGTCAAGCGCCGTGAAGGCCTGACCGACATTGCCAAGGCCCTGGCCGGTGGCGGTGTGGGCGGCGGCAAGCGCATCTCGATCAAGGGCGGCGTGTTCCGCCTGATGTCCGCTGGCAAAGAGGTGGCCTCCATCGAAGACCGCCATCTGGACGTGGTGATCGTCAAGGCCGCGCCCACCGTGAACCGCGTGTTCTACATGAAGAAGTTCGACAAGGACGCCACGGGTGCAGCGCCCGATTGCTGGTCTGCCGACGGCGAGACCTCCAGCCCCGACAGCGCCAACCGCCAGTCGGTCAAGTGCAGCGAGTGCCCGCAGAACATCGCAGGCTCGGGCCAGGGCAACAGCCGCGCCTGCCGCTACCAGCAACGTCTTGCTGTGGTGCTGGCCAACAACGTCGAAGGCGACGTGCTGCAACTGGCGCTGCCTGCCACCAGCATCTTCGGCAAAGAAGATGGTGAGAACCGCCCTCTGCAAGCCTACGCCCGCTGGTTGGCCGCGCAGAATGTTGACCCCTCCGATGTGGTCACGCGCCTGAAGTTCGACACCAAGAGCGAGAGCCCCAAGCTGTACTTCAAGGCCATGCGCTACCTGACCGACGACGAGTACGCCGAGTGCCAGAAGCAGGGCAAGAGCGACGACGCCACCAAGGCCGTGACGATGACCGTGGCCAAGATGGATGCCCCGCAGGTTGCCGCTCCCCTGGAAGGCGTGAAGCCGCGCGCTGCCGCCAAGGTGGAGGCCGAGGAAGACGAGGCCCCGCCCCCGCCGCCCAAGGCCAAGAAGGCCAAGGCCGAGCCGGTTGCCGAGGAGCCCGACGAGCCGGTGGTGCGCAAGGAGGAGAAGAAGCCCAGCGCGGTGCCCGCTGCCAAGGCCAACCTCGCCTCCATGGTTGACGACTGGGACGACGAGTAAGGAGTTCGGGGAGGGGGTGCGTCACCCTTCACCCGGGCCGACGACCCGGGCCCCCTCCCCACCTATACCATGGCGTACTCAACTCAAACAATCGACACGGTGAAGAAGGCACCCAAGACGCTGGGCAATCAGCTTGGGCGCTGGGCAGTTCACCTAGACTTCCCCGTGACGAAAATCTCAAAGCTGACCGGCGCTACCCGCCAGACCGTCTACAACTGGTTCGCGGGCGGGGAAGTCTTCGGCGCGTACAGGCCAGCCGTCACCAATCTCTTAACCATTTTGCGGTCTTCGGCCACAGCCGACGACGCCTGGAGGAAAGCATGCAAGGCATTCGACCATCAACCCTGAGTGATAACGAACTGCTTCGTTATATGTATATCTATGGGTTCGACAAGGTGCCTGCGGAGTGGGTGCAAGAACTCGTTGAGCGCTTTGCGCGGCTGCTGGACGACAACAAGTAACCCACCCCAAGGACTCGAATGGAACCGCTGGATTTCTTGGCGGCTGTCCTGCCGTCCCCGGGAAACGGGTACTACTGCGCGGCAGAACTCAGCACAACAACAAAGGAGCACAGGTATGAGGAGGAGCTACAGAACCTGATCCCCGCCATCGACGGGTGGAAAGCCAAAGACTGCGACATCTACTTTGCCCTGGGCACGTTTAAGAAGAAGGGCAGCCGCGAGGCTGACAACGCCCAGTGCCTGAAGTCCTTCTTCATTGACATGGACGGGTACGCCACGAAGAAAGCGGCAGCAGCCGAACTCCAAAACTTCTTGGCAAAAACTGGTCTGGACGCGCTGGGTCGTCCCTGGTTCGTCGGCTCTGGCGGCGGGCTGCATGTTTACTGGCCGCTTACGGCCGAGGTCGAGCCTGCTGTGTGGCGGCCGGTGGCCGAGAACTTCAAGCGTCTGTGCAAGCAGGAGGGACTGCGCATCGACATGACCGTGACGGCTGACGCCTCACGCGTTCTGCGGGTTCCTGGCACGCGCAACCACAAGAAGAAGTACGGCACGCCCCGAGAGGTCAAGTTCCTCAACGCTGGGGACACTTTCACGCTTGATGCCATCAAGACCGCCATCGAGGCGGTGCTGCGCCCCGAGTACCAAGTCAAGGTAGTGGCTCCTCTGGAGGGCGTGCGGCCCAACAAGTCCAAGGGGGCAACGCAGATCAAGCTGCTCCAGAACAGCGTGACGCTGTTTGAGAACATCTACGACCGCACGGTGGCGGGCACCGGCTGCGGACAGCTCAAGGCGTACATCGACAACCCCAGCGAAGATGGGCTGGAGCCGATCTGGCGCGGGCTGCTGTCATGGACGAAGGTGTGCGAGGACGTGGACGCCTGGGCCCCCTGGCTCAGCGATCTGCACCCGTACTCCGAGCAGCGCATGAACCAGAAGCTGGCCGAGATCAAGGGCCCCTATCCGTGCACGAAGATGGATAGCGAGAACCCCGGCATCTGCGGCAACTGCCCGCACTTCGGCAAGATCACCAACCCCCTGGTGTTCGGCCGGGAGATCAAGACCGACGACACCGAGAAGATCATCCCCATAGCGCCCCTGTCCGAGGCCACGCCCATGTCCATGCTCGACGAGTCCGAGTTTGACGGGCTGGACGCCGAGGAGCTGGAGCTGGACGGCGTGGCCGGGCAGACCCCCCATCAGGTCATCAAGCGGCCCCAACCGCCCAAGGGGTTCAGCTACGGCCAGAACGGCGGCATCTACTGCACCAAGATGGTCGAGGACGATGACGGCACGAAGACCAAGAAGCAGGTGCAAGTTCTTCCGTACGACTTGTTTGTCGTAGACATCCTTGAGCAGGAGAACGACTACCTCGCCCACCTCGTGGCGCTGCGTCCCGATGGCCCGAAAAATATCACCATGCCCACCAAGGCGGTCGTCAGCAAGGACGAGACGGTGAAGTTCTTGGCCAGCCAGAACGTGATTGCCAGCTTCGGCAAGAACAACGACAACAACCTGTTCGACTACGTGCGGGCGGCTGTCGAGGAGGCGTCCACGAGCAAGCGCGCGGTGTTGATCCCCCAGCAGTGTGGCTGGCAGAAGGACGGCAGCTTCGTCTACAACTACCGGGTGTTCACCCGTGACGGGCGCGAGATTTCGGTGCCGATGCCTGGGCTGGAGAACATCAACGCCCGCACCATGGGCAAAGGCAACATCGAGGAATGGCGGCAGCCGTGGCAACTGGTCATCCAGCGCAAGAACTACACGATGCTGGCGCTCATGGTGGACTCGTTCGGCTGCCCGCTGATGCACTTCACGGACTACGAGGGCTTCGTCTGGCACATCGGCTCAACCGAGTCGGGCACCGGCAAGTCGCTGGCGCTGTCGTTCAAGGCTGGCGTCTGGGGGCACCCCCTGCGCTACCGCACCGGCAAGGGCACGTCTCCTGTTGCAATGCAGCAAAGGGCTGGCCTGCTGAACTCGCTGCCGCTGCTGATCGACGAGATCACGGCCAAAGCGCGGGAGGACTTTGAGTGGGCACCGGCCTTCATCTTCGACGTGTCCGAGGGCCAGGGCAAGGAGCGCATGGAGTCGGGCGCGAACCGGGAGCGGGTGAACAACTCGGTCTGGAAGCTGACCTGCACGATGACCTCCAACACGCACCTGACCGACTACATGTCGGGGGCCAGGAAGCACTCATCGAACGGCGAGCTGCTGCGCATGCTGGAGTGGACGCCCACCCAACCGCTCCAGTGGACGGACGAGGAACGGGCGGTGCTGCGCAAGATCAAAGACCACTACGGCGTTGCCGGAGAGAAGTGGGTGCGCTGGCTGGTACGCAACCAAGACACTGCCGCCCAGGTGGTGCGTGATGTCCACGAGCGTCTGAAGGAGGAGTTCAGCTTCACCGACGACGAGCGCTACTGGCACACGGGGTGCACCGTCATCATCGCCGCTGGCATCTTGATGGGCCCCAGGTACGCCGACATCCTGGCGGTGCCGGTCAAGGGCATCATGGGGGCGCTCAAGGAGTTGGTCATCCGTGGTCGTGGCGTGATGCGCCGCGCCGTGCGCTCGGCCGAGGACGTGCTCAACGCCTACACCCGGGACAACTACGGCGGCTTCGTTGCCGTGGTCAAAGCCGAGGGCCGTGGCATCCTGGCGTCGTGGGGCAGTGGCGAGACGGTGGACAAGTCGATCACCCGTACGCGGGTGCTGGGCCGCATCGAGCGCGACACGATCCAAGAGGGCTACACCGAGATGTTCATCGAGGAGCAGCTACTGCGCCAGCACTGCGTGTCCATGAGCTACGGGTACGCGGACTTCAAGGCGCAGCTTGAGAAGCAGTTCCGCGTGACCTACTGCAAGAAAAACATGATGCAGGGCACCAACGGCCCCGTCATGCGCGTCAACGTCATGCACATCAGCCGCCGCACGGCCGAGATAGATGAAGCTGATCTACCCCTGGTCGAAGCTCAAGCCGGGTGAGGGCTTCTTTGTCCCGGCACTTGATACGGAGAAAGCCCGAGAACTCGGGCTCCGCGCTGCGGTAGCAACGCGGCTCCGTATCAAGGCGGTGCCCTGCATCAGGGACGGCCTCATTGGGGTGTGGTTCTATCTGCCGCCTCCCGCACGGACGTAGCCAACCTGATCTTCATCTGCCGCGCTTCATCAAGCCGCCTGCGCTTTTCTTCGGGGCTCATGTCGGACGCTTTGATGGCGGTCTCGTACTTGGTCAGTTGCGAGATTGCGTTTCCGTACCAAGTGCTCAACCCGCTCTGCGCGTACTCGTTGGCCTTCTCCTGAATCAGCGCCATGGCTTTGGCTTTTTCACCGCGCTGAATCAGGCTGTCAACGGAGTTCTTCACCGCCTCCGCATCCTTGAGCTTGTCGTAGGTGCTGTTGATGATGTAGCCAGCGTCGTTGGGCTGGAATGCACCACCCACCACAGGCATGTCGGACAAGCGCTTCATTGCCTTGGCCGGAGACTCCGAGGTATCAAAACCCAGGTTGCCCATTTGCAGAACCGCCAACCCCAGCGTACCCGTATAGCCCTTGATGAGTTCTTCAATCTTGATGGGCGAGATGCCGAAAGCTGCCCCAAGAGACTTGGCGATCTCGCTGGTGCTGTCGCGGAACTGCTCCTCGGGGCGCAGCTTGGCCTCCCGTGCGGACAGAATGTCTCGGCCGGTGTAGAACGACTTGCCCAGCCCCGCCTCGATGGCGGGCTTGGCGATCTGCGGAATGAGGAACGACGAACCGCCTGGGATTACGTTGCGCAGGATGCCCATGAACGCATCGCCTGCTTCCTCTTTGCCGCGCTCGCCGTTGACTGCCATGTTGTACAGCGCCTCGGGCAGCGCCTTGAAGATGTAGCCGACCTCGAACGGGACGGGCAACTTGACCGGCTCATCAACACCGGGAATCCGAATGAACCAGTTGCCGTACTTCTGATCGGGCATGGCGTTCTTGTAGGCCTCGTCGTCCTGCATCGACGCGGCGTAGGCCAGAGAAACGGCAAACAGCAGAGCGCCACGGGTGAGCAGCTTGGACTGCAACCGCACTTTCTCAGCCTGCGTGGCTTTACCCGTAAGCGCCCGGTACAACACATTCAAGCCCTGAATCTGGGCGTTGAAGAACGGGATCAGCGAGTTGGCCATGTGGATGCTGGGAGAAGCACCGCGCTTGTTGAAGTTCATAGACTCCAGCGAGAGCAGCGTGGCCTCCATCTCCGACAGGCCCTGTTTGATGTAGCTGTTGTACTGCGCGCGGCGGGTCAGGGCGTCAGCCTGCATGCCGAAAGACTCCAGCTTGCCCAGCGCTTTGGCCCATCCGGGTTTGCCGTCTGCGATCTCTCGCATGATGCGAGACAGGTCTTCTTGCGTGCCGGTGAAGTACTGGCCGCCAGTGATGCCGCGTTGCTCAAGAGTTTTGCCGCTGGGGCGGTTGATCTCCCGCAGCGCGCCAAGCACGGGGGTGAAATCTGCGCCGGACAGGATAGGAGCAGCCAACGAGTCGCGGAACAACTGGCGAGCAACGTAAAGCGGCGAGAGCGTCACGGCCCTGCGCAACAGCATAGCAGGCATCGACGCAATCCGCATGACGCCCGTAAGCTGCATGGGGATGCCTTCCATGCCCTTGACCAGAACTTCGGCGGGCACGCCAAACATGTCGGTGTCTACGCGAGCGTAGCGGTCTTCGCCATCCACCTTGAACTTCACAACGTCGTTGCCGATGATCTGCGACTTGGTGATGGTCGCGCCACCAAGTTCGGCCAGTTCGATCATGGCGTTTTTGGTGGAGAGATTGCGCAGCGCCATATCCACCATGAGGTTGGTGTTCTGCACCGAGGCCTTGAAGAAGTCAAAGATCGGCTCGTCGCCGCCAACAAGCTCTTGCAGGTATGGCTGCTCCTTGATGCTGCCGATGCGGATGGGCGCTTCACCACCAATCACCAAATCCACGCCGCCATCTTTGGTCTGGCGGTAGTACGGGATGTAGTCTTTGCTGGCAAGAAGTTTGTCCGCAAGTTCTTTACTCAGCGCGCCTGTCTGTTGGGCGAAGCGAACGAGGCCTTCGTTGTAGTCGTTGTACTCGCGGCGGGCGCGGTCAAACACATCCTTCAGCCCCTCGACGCTGTTGATCTCGGCCACGGCGTTCCTGAGTTCTGCTTCCGTAACGCTGCCACCAAAGTTCAGCTTGTCGAACCCCACGCGGCGTGCACGCTCGGCAGCCAGATACGTCGTAAACAGGCGGTTTACAGCATCGACATCGCCAACCATGGGGGTCGCCTCTTTCAAGGTCTCCACTACCGTTCGCAGGCTTGCGCCTTCCTGGCTCTCAATCAGGTACTCGAAGCTGCCGTCGCGGCGCTCTTTCTTGACCAGGGCCAGTGCCCCGTTACCTGCCGACTGCGCCACGAAGTTCATGCGCTGGTCGTACATGCGCAGGTAGTACAGCATCTGGGTGCCTTCGAGGTCGCCCATTTGCTTGGCCAGCCGCTCGAACCCGGCGAAGCGGTCAACGTAGCGCGTGGCGAAAGACAGGCCAGAGTTCTCGGCCAGCACGCGGTCTGCCCACGGCCGCTCCTTGGCAATGAGCTTGTCGGCCACCTCGATGCTGCTGCGCAGAGACTCGTTCAACCGAGGGCGGTTGAGTGACGGCACCAAAAGGTTTTGGTCGGCCGCCGTCGGGCGCATCACGCGCATCATCAGGCGGTCTGCTGCGGCCAGGGTGGCGTCGCGCATGTTGGTGGGCACCTCGACGCCGATCATGCGCAAGATGCCATTCTTCACGGCGTTCCACATGTTCTTGAGCGTCCACTTCTTGGACGCCAAGTAGCTTTGCAGTTCGGCGTCTGACAGCGCCTCGGCGACAAACTCGCTGATGTCTTGCTTGGCGTTTGCGTTGGGCGCTGTCTTGTCAGCCTTGTACGCCTTGAACAACTCCTCCAGTTCGCGCTTGGCCGCGCGCTGGTCGTCGGTGAGCTTGTCTTCGGGCAGGCGCAAAGCGCGCTCAATCGCCGCGTGCACACCCTCGTGCAGCACTGTCTGTTCATTGGTGCCGTACTGCAAGTCCAGAGAAATCTCGGAGCCGTCCACCTTGGCGCTGCCGTATACCGGGTTGCCTTTGTCGTCGCGCAAGTCCCGCACCAGTTTGATCTTGGTGTTGCCCAGCAGCGTGCGCAGCCGCTCAGCCACAGCGCGGTTAAGCGGGTTGGTACTGGTGGCCGTGATCTCGTCCATCACATTGGCGGCGTTCGACTCCGGCTCCACGGCAACCTTGGGGCCTTGCGTGGCCGTTGCTGCAAGCTGGAATTTGGCGTCGCCAAGCTCGTTGTAGAGGTCTTCGACGGCGGCAATAGTCTTTTGCTTGCGTGGCTTTGGCGTTTTGCCCAGGCTCTCCAGCTTGCGCTGGGTCTTGGCAAGTTCTTTTTCCACGCGGGAAAGCTGGTCTTGGCGTCCTGCAATTTGCGCCTCGTTGCCAGACTCCTGCGCTTTCTCCAGTGCAGCCTCAACACGTTCCTTCAAATCGGACAGGTTGGATTCGCGCAGCAGCAACTGCTCAACTTCAACATCTTTGGCAGCGGCAACCTGCGCTTGTTTACCAGTCAAGCTGCGCGGGGCACCAGCTTGCGTCGGCGTGTTGCGCATGCCGACTTTGCGTTCTTCGGTAGTTGAAAGCTCGCCGGTACGCACGGTGCCAGCCTGCACCGTCTTCTTCACAACAGGGCCTACTTGCCGGGCGGGCAGGCGTTCGGTCTTGCCCTCTTCTTCAAGCGACTGCAACTTTTCAGCGGTCTCGCGCTGATACTGCTCCTCGCGCTCGGCTTTGATGTCGGCGCGGGTCGGAATGTCTTCCTGCACAGAACCAAGCTGCTTGTTGATCTTGGCACTCAGCGCTTTCAGTTTTTCACGCAGCGCGGCGTTGTTGGCCTGCTCTTCTGCACGCGCTTTCTTGCCCAGCTTGGGGTCTTCCAGTGCGGCATCGCTTTTCTGAATTTGCTTAATCAGCTTTGCCTGCGCATTGATGCTACCTTGCAGCTTCTTGGCCGCGCCCATAGACGTTTTGTACAACTCGTCCATGAAAGCCGTAAGCTGCTTCTGCGCGGCGGTACGTTCTTGCGGATCGGCAGCCGTGGCAGCTTGCTCCTGCAAATCCAGAATTTCCTTCGCGTTGCGGATGCGCTTTTGTTCCTGCTGACGCTTCGGCTCAAACGACACCAGCTTGCGATTTACGTCGTCGGCTCGGCGCTCAAGCGCTTCCTGCTCCGCCTTGCGGGCTTCGGCATCTTTGGCTTCACGATCCCCTTGCGTCTCGGCGGTAACGCCCTCGGGCACAACACGTTCGGCCGCCTTGGCAGCCACCTGTTTCTGGGTGCCACTGACAACGCGCTTGAGTTTGTCCTGTTTGTCGGCCAGTGCGTTGATCTGCGCGGAGATAGCGCGAACAGTTGCATCGGTCTCGCCCAGGATTTCCCGTGCGGCCTCAAGATCGGCCAGTGCTTTTGCGGCCAGTTCTTCTTGGCGGGCGTAACGCGCTTTGACCCGGGGGTCGTCTTCCAGCATGCTGCGCGCTTCTCGCACAGCCAGTGACGCATTCATCAACTCTTTGCCGAGCTTGTTGATCTGCCGCTCTTCTTCCCGAAGCTGCATCGTCAGCTTCAGGTGCTCGTCCAGCGCAGCAATAACGCGGGCATCCGACATCCAAGCAGCTTGGCGCTGCACATAGATGTCTTTCTTGAGCGCAGCCTCTTCCGCGTACGCTTTCAGTTTGTCTACAGCAGCGTCCGACAACCCAAGCAGGTGGCCAATTTGTTTCGGCGTGTACTGCATTTGCTTGGGCATTCCTGCCAGCGCTTTGTACGCAGTGGCGGGGCGCGTGCCTTTTTGTGCAGCCGCAACAAACTGTTCAGGCGTGTACTGCGAGTCACGCATCATGATGATGGCCGTACGAATCCTGTCCATCACCTCGGCGCGCAATTTGGCCGCAGGTTGTTCAGCGTCTGCAATCTCTTTCAAGTACCGCTTTGCCAGACCGTCCAAGGGGCTGCTGAACTTCTCCACGTTCTTTGAGATCATGGAGGTCAGATCGTCAATGACGCTGCTGGTGAAGTTGTACTTCAGGCTGGCGCGGATGTAGTCGGCCTCGACAGCGGCGAGCCTTTGCTCGATCTTGACGCCCATCTGCGTGCGCAGGGCGACGGCTTTACGCAGGGCTTCTTGGGCTTCGGGAGCCAGCGCCGCTGCCTCAGCGCTTTGCGCTTTGGCCTTCTCGTACTGCTGCCGCAGCGCAGCCATCTGCTGCTCGTAACGGTTGATCTGCGCTTCCAGCGGTTTGAGGCGGTTGAGCGTGCGAGCGGCGGTCTCGCCAGGAATACCCTTGAGGCGGCGCATCGTGTCCAGGGCGTCGCTGCCCATGAACCGCTGAAACTCCGGCGACGTACCAAACACAAGTCCTTGCAGTTGCACGTCAGGGAACATGTCACGCTGCTCGGCAATTCGCGTAACACCCGTGGCTCGCTGCGCGTAGGTGGTGACAGGCGCGGCCGTACCTTTAGGCTGCACCCGCCCGGCCGGAGCCATCTCAGTTTCAGCCTCAGTCTCCGAGCGCTTGCCTTGCTCGAATCCTGCCATGCCCTCCCGCACATCACGGGCCAAGAGTGCGTCGAAGTCCCCGTTATTTGCACGGTACACGAATCGCGTGGCGTCATCCAGCAGCTCTTGCCGCGTGGCGATCAGCTTGGCGTTGTCTGCGATCTGGTCGATCAAATCCCGGGCTTCGGCAGGCACATCTGGGTTGCGCGAAGCCTTCTCCAACTCCCGCGCCAGCATTTGCGCGGATGTCTTCTCGGGGGTGATGGTGGTCTCTACCGATCCGGTGCGACGTTTGGCCGAACCACTGATGGCGCGATCCAGACCTTCTTGCAGCGACTTGATTGCGGCAAACGTGTTGGCAAACGTACGCTGGCCAGGAGCGCGACTCTCAATGTTGGCCAGCCCCATGCCAGTTGGGCCAGTGCCAGCACCGCCCTCCGTGGTGTATGCAGCGTCAACGTAACGCGGCTCATCTTTGGTGCCAACGTTGACGATGTTGCGGGTGTCGCCCATGCGGCCACGTAGCTCACGGACAGTCTCGTAAATCTTGGCGGTTAGCTGTTGCTTCTCTTCAGCGGTCAGAGCCTCACCGCGACGGAACTCGGCTTCCTTGATCGAGAAGTCCACGAGCTTTTGCTGCGCAGCGGCAATCTGATTCGTAAACGAACGGCCCCGGTCGGAGCGGGACACCATGTCAACGATGTCTGCATATGCACCGTCGCGCAGTTCACGCGCAGACTGCACCGCCTTCTCGCGTTCGGGCACGGCCGCTCCGGCCAGCGCCTTCTGGGTGTCTTCGTCAATCTCTCCCAGCTTGGAGGTGCCACGCTCTTGTTCAGCCGCAACGCGGGCGTCATAGTCGCGCAGTGCCTCCAGTGCTTGGCTGACGGCTTGGGTGCCCCCGGCACGGCGATCCGGCTGGGCGTTGCGCGCAGCGCGGGCAAGACGCAGATCGTTGACCAGTTGTTGACGGGACTTCTGGCTTCCGATCCCGGTCTCGATCCCTTCTTTCGCCTCTTCACCAAACAGGGTGCCTTGTGCAGTACGCGAGGTGTCCAACCGAGCGCGTTCCATCGCCGCAATTTCTGCGGCAGTAAAGCCTTCCCTGCGCTGCTTATCCAGTTCGCGGGTCTGCTCGTCAAACTCACCAAAGTCAAAACCGTCCTGCTGGCCAGTCTGGCGCTTGAGGTCTTCGTCGCGGCGGCCAAGCTCTTGGCGTCCGGCTTCTTCCCAGGTGGCAATCTTCTGCGTCTGGTTGGCCGGGCCGTAGTCAAGGCGCTGCTGCACGCCTGCTCTCTCAGGAAGCCCCAGCTCTTTGAGTTGCTTCTGCAAGGAGTCGATCTGGTCGATGATCTTGTCAGCCTTGGCCGGGTCGTAGCCGGGCCCTGCCATCGCCTTGAGCTTTTCTTGCAGCGAAGCAATCTTGTTTTGAAGACTCTCGGCGTCGTTTGCCGGGACACCACCCAGTGCAGCGAGTTGTTTGGAGACGTACTCGTACTCGTTCTGGAGCATCTGCCTGCGCTGGCGCAGGGCTTTGAGCGAGTCGATGTCACCGCGACCTGCGGCTTCGGACTCTTGCTCCTGGGCATTCTCCAAGAGCTGCGCCATCTCTTGCTGCTTGGCTGCAAACTCCCGCGCCTGCGCCGCCGTGTCAGGCATCGGCGTCGTTGTTTGCGGCGCGCCCTCGGTCTCCATGGGGGCAAGGCCAGGAATCTGCTGCTGGTAGCCCGGCGTTTGCTCCATCTGCTGCCGCATGGCTTGCAGTTGGTACTGCTGCTCTTGGTCAGCGTAGGCTTGTTGCTGCCGCTTCTGATACTCCTCCGCAGCGGCTTGCTGCGCTGCCTGGGCCTGCGCTTGCTGCGCAGTCATGGATGTCAGGACAGGCCGAACGCGGTTGTATTCTTTCGCGGTTTCACTCAACTCTTTGCCAAGCTGTTTGAGCTGGGCCTTGATGTCTTTGTTGAACTCCGCGTCTGCCGTAGCCGTGGGAGAGTCCTTCTTCACTTCGCGGAGTTGCCCACGCAGCTCTGCGGCCCGACCCTCAAGCGCTTGATATTTGGCTTGCACTTCCAGCGCGTACCCGGGCGTTTGCCGACGCGCTTCTTCGGCTGCGGCTGCCTGGGCTTGCTGCTCTTTGGCAACGCGCTCTTGTTGAATGCGTGCTTGCTGCGCGGCTTTGCGCTCTGCGTCTTGCTGCTTGGCAACTTCTTGGCGAGCGCCACTACGTTCGGAGATACGACCGGCTGCGCCCAACGGTGCAAGCAGCGACACTTGATATGCGGTCTCGCCGTACTCTTGAAGGGCTTCGGGCGATGTCAGCGACAGCCCTGCCTGCGCGCGCTCCAGCATTTGCTGGGCAACTTCCGTCGGCACCTCGGCGGCAATACCTTTTGCCCCGCCCTTGGCCAGCACCGCCAACAGCCGTTCTTCTGCCAGCTTGGCGGTCTCAGCAGCAGTGCGCGTGCCAAGTGACTCCAGGGAGATGCCGGTAACTTTGCTGACGATGCGTCCGCCAAGGGGGATGAAAGTGGCGGCGGCGTCAAGCGCGGCTTGCGGGACTGCGGCAGCTCCTGCTGCGCCCACATCGACGTTGATGGGCTGCCCGGCACGTTGCTGTTCAGCAGCTTGGCGCTCAACGTTGGAGCCGAACATCTGAGCCAAACCGGGCGCAACCGCGCCTGCGGTACCCCCAACAATCGCACCAACAGGGCCGAACGGAGCGCCTGCCATCGCGCCAAGACGGGCGCTGCCAAGGGTGGCCGCAATGTTGGGTGCCTGTTCAGCCAGAGCTTTTGGAATCTGGCTGATGGCCTCGCCCGCCGCAGGCAGCAGACCTCGCTGCTCGTAAGCCTGCTTAACCTTTTCAAGACTTACATCGTCCGCATAGCGGCGCTCCATGCTGGCGCTGCGCTCAAGTGCGGCGCGGGCAGCTTCGTTGGCGTCCCCGGTGATCGCGCCTGCTGCTGTACGGCCAGAAGAAATGAGGGCCTCGATGCCCTTGGCCGCAGATGCCAGAACACCGGAGCTTTTCTTCTCCGGTGCCGGGGGCTCAACGCCCGCCATTTCCCTGGCAATCTCAGCCAGCCTTCTTGCTGCCTCCTTGTCGCCTGCGGCGTCTGCGTTACGGAGTGCTTGAAGGACTTGACTGAGTTCCATTTTGCTACCTTGCGGTGTACCTGCCAATCAGTGCGAGATCGGAGGGAGTAAGTTGTGCGGAGCCACCCGCCCCCACAGAGCCCATGCCTGTAGGTACCGGAATGTTATACGCACCGAAGACATTTTGCAAAATCTGCTGGTACGCCGCGTTGGCTTTTTGCGGGTTGATGCCCATGGCGTTCAGCGGGTTCGCCTTCTCCGTCTGCAACCAGTTGTCGTAGTACTTGTTGACCATATCCATGGCCATATTCGTTTTACGACCGCCCCCGCGCAATTCTTCCGCCTGCGCTGCCGAGTAGTCGCCCATGGCAGAAAGATACTTGCTGCGCGCTTCGTCGGCTGCGGCTTCCCGTTCTTCTTTGAAGCGCTCTTGGCGTGCTTTCATGGCACCAAGACCTGCTTCTCCCAGCGCCGACAGGAAGCGCGGAGACTTGCTCTGCATCATGCCCAGACCCAGCATCAGCCAGTCTTCGCCGGTCAGGCCGCGTCCTTTTTTCTCGGGAGTAACCGCTTTGGCGGCGTCCACGACGTCCTTTTTGACCTCGGTGGGCAGCGACTCAGCCGTGTTGAACGAGCGATCTTTCAGACGATTGCGCTCCAGGCGGTCGTAGGAACCGTCTTCGGGATTGACGGCCGCGATGCCGGTGGGGTCGGGGTTGTCCAGCGCGGTGCTGACGCCAGCCCCAGCGATGCCCGCCAAGCCTGCACGGTTGGTTACACCGGGGAGCGCTTCGTTTGCTGCACGGGCCCCGGCGTTGGCCATGGCCGAATCGGCAATACGCCCGCGAGCCGCAGCCGCCGCAGCTTCGTCGGTCTGCATGGCGGCTTGCTGCGCTGCGGTGCGGGCGGCTTGGCTTCTCTCCAACACGGCTGCTTGCCGAGCACTCACGCCAGTTGGCGTGGGGTTGTTGCCGAGGCGCAGGTTCTGGGTCTTGGCGATGGCCGCAGCGTCTGCCGCCGACGGGGTGCCGCGAGTTCCGGGCAGGCCGCCAATGACGGGAATGTACGGAGGAATCTTCAAGTCCTGCGCAACGCGCCCAACTGTTTCAAGCTGCTCACGCGACACGCGATCATCAGGCGAGTACGTCATGCCGCCGTAGATGTCCTCGAACTTGGCATCTTTGTCACCAAACATACGCCTGCCCAGCGTGGCAAGTCCTGCAAGCGGCATAGCCGCAGTGTTCCAACCCAGGGCCGCCGCAGTTTTGGCGGTGCCTTTGACGATCTCGTTGCCAGTAACAGGCGGCCCGGCTTTGGAGTCAAGCGCAACGGGGCGGCCATCCTGCCCGGGAATCAGGTCAACCGCAGACTTTGCCGGAGCAGCAGAACGCTGTTCAGCCGCAACCGCCGAGCCGATTGGCAGCAGCTTGGTCATGCGCGATGCAATCGACTCGCCGTACTGGAGTGTGTTGGGCGCTTTCGGATTTTGCGGGTCAGCAACAGCAACACCAGCCCGCGCTTTCTCCATGCCGCCAGGGCCGCCGTAGTAATACGCGCCTCCTAGCACCGGGTCTCCCCCTGCTGCACGAAAGCCTTGACGGCCGTAACGGATGCCTGCGCGCAGGTTGTCCATCTTGTTGTTGATGTCCATGCCCTCGTCGGCCACTTCCTTGAACGTGCTGGGAAGAATCTGCATGGGCCCACGAGCGCCACGATTAGAAGTCTTCGTGTTCTTCCCGCTGCTCGACTCTTGGGCATACAGCGCTTTGAGGAACGCCCGCTCCCGTGGATCGGTGACACCCTCCGAATCCAGCGCCTGCTCAAATTCGTCGCGCTTGGGCATATCCCCGCCGCGTGCAAACGCCACGATGCCGCCATCGGCAAAGTTCATGTCGCCTGCGGGCAGTCGGCCGATGCCTTGCTCCTCGGGCAGCATTTCCTGCGGAGCGGGGGCCTGCGGGGCAGGAGCGGGAGCCATCGCGGCAATCGCTTGGTCAGCCACCTTGGGCTGCTCCATCTGGCCCTGCGCTGCTTGAGCGGCACCGCGCATCTCTTTGCGGCGGTTGGACTCGGCCACGGCCAGGGCCATGATGTACGGGTCGTTTTTGTGCATTGCAGCATACTGCTGCAACGCCTGATCCGGCAGCTTGGCCAGCGTGGAGGTGATCTGGTTGACGTTAATCATGGCGTCCTCAAATCTTGGTGTAGGCCAGTTCGGCAAGTCCCGCAGGCTTGTCCTCGGACTCCATCAGACCACCTTCTTTGCCCGTTCTTGTCATTTGACCCAGGCCGTAGAGCGCGGTGCCAGCGCCAGCCAACTGAGCCAGCGGACTTGCGGCGGGTGAGTACAGCGAGCTGACGGTGCCCATGGGCGTGCCGCGCAGCAGGTTCGACATGAACTCAAGCTGCTGGTACGGGTAGCGCTGCTGGTTGAGGAAGTCTTGGTACTGCTGCGACAGGAGCTGCTGCTGTTGCTGTTGCTGTTGCCCGCCAACCTGCTGCTGGAGGCGGTTGATGTCCATGCCCTGCGTGAACTGCTGCTGGCCGAGTTGGCCAAGCTGGCCGGTGCCTTGCAGCGCCGTCTGCAAACCTTGCAGTCCCAGGTTCCCACCGAACTGGCGCGATTGCTCCGCAAGCTGCCGGGCCTGCTGAAACGCCTGCTGATTGGCCGTCTGCGCCTGCAAGCCGGTCTGTGCACCAAGCTGCTGAACTCCAAGCTGTGCGGCAAGGTTCTGCTGGCCGACGTTCAAACCCGCCTGCTGATTTGCGAGACCGGCTTGCATACGCCGTGCGGCGTCTTGGTTGAACTGGTTGGCCGCCTGCTCGTAGGCGCTCTGCATGCCACGGGCCCGGATGTCGCCTTGCAGCTCATTCAGGTTGCGGCGACGGGCCGCTTCCATGACCGCGTGGCGGCCACCACCAAAAGCCCCGGCAGCAATCGCACGATCCTGACTTTGCTGGCGCTGCTGTTCAGACGCACGGGAGGCGGCGCGAAGCTGCGGCTCAAGCGCTTGCTCAATGAACGGCGACATGTAGTCCGCCGCCTGGGTGCGGCCGAAGGTGTCGGCGCTGACCCGCTCCACAGGGCCCATCTGATACTGCTGCAACTGAGGGGCGTTGACGCCCAAGAACTGGGCGCGTGCGGGAGCGTACCCAGCACCCATGCCTGCTGCGCGGTTGGCAATATCCGTGACCATGTTGGTGGCCTGCCCGGTTTGCGGGGACACCTGCATGTTGGCCGCGTTTTGGAACGCCTGATTTTGCAGGGGGTTGAAGCCCGCAATGCGCTCGCCGCCGTACTGCTGGTACGGGTTCTGGTTGATGTCCGTGAGCGCTTGGCCTTTGGCCAGGGTCTCCTGCGCGTACGGTTTGGCCCAGCTCGGAAGGTCTTGAACCTGCGTCGTACGCTCGGGCTGACCACCACCGCCACCGCCACCCATCTGAGGATTGCCGTACGGCGTCAGCTTGCGCTTTTCGTGAAGGATGTTCATAGCTCAATCCTCATGACTTGATGGGTGTTCGTCATGCCCATCTTCTCGTACATCTGTACCAGCGACCCCCGGGCCCAGCATTGCGCTTTGGTGGCACCGAACAGCCGCATCCAGTTCATGGCGTCGGCAAACACGTGCTTGCGCACAATGCCGCTTCCACCCATCAAGTTCACATGCGCCACTCGCTCCCGGGGATAGTCGATGAACTCGACCGTGGCGGCCCCAGTGATGCCCTTTTCCTCGTCCTCAACCCAAACCAGCAGATGCGTTGTGCCCGTGCGGATCGCGTATTCGACCTGCTCAATGGTGATGAGTTCAGGCTCAAGGTCGATTGCTTTTTGAAGCAGCGGCGCAGCGGTTGCCCACACCTGGGGCAGTTCTCGTGGTTGGACGTGGTACAGCGGCACAGTTACGCGGGGAGATGTTTGTCAGAACGGCTGTTCACAGCCACTTTGTTTTTGCCGACGGTCTTGGCGCGGTTCTGCTGAATCCGATCCATCATCGCGTACAGCTTGCGTGCACCTGCGTCGGTAGAGCCGTTGCCCAGCTCAGAGACGATGCGGGCGGGAACCACAAACTCACCGTCAGCCAAACGCGCAGGGCGCTTGTCAGCGATCACCGCAGGGATGCTGTCGCTCACGCCGTCACCGGGGCCCTTGAGCAGACGGCCGCCATCGGAGTAATCGCCGAGGTGCGAGAGGCCGCCAGCAGCCATTTCTTTGTACTGGCCAGTGGCTTGATCGTAGGAGAAGGAGCCAGGGCCTGAACCGCCCGTGCGGGTGTACGTCTGCGTGGCAGGGTCGAACGTGAACGAGTCGCCGCCACCTTGACCATCAAGATACTCTTTGATCTTTTTGAACACGCCGCCCATGGCGTAGCCGGGAACGTTGGCTTCCTGCTCACGCATCAGCGCGCCGTTGGCCGCCGACATTTCCTCGACAGTACCGCCTGTGGCGTAAGGCACGTAGCGTCCGCGATACTGCATGGCCTCCCGCGAAGAGGTGGAGTACGGGTCTTCCGGCCGCTCGTACTCGTACTTGAACTTGTATGGGTTGGGTTCGTCCTGGGGGCCTTCGGCTTGTTTGGGCTTGGCCATCAGCGCGGGAGATGCGGCAGCAAGGCCCATACGCGCAGCGTTCATGCCGCCACCACCCATGGCCCCCATTGCAGCGGAACCAGCGCCGGGAGTGCCGGAAGCCAGCGCACCGATACCCTGGCCCATCTGCGCCAGATTCTGCGTGAAACCCTGACCAGCGGCCTGGGCCATGCCGGTCATGGGCTGGCCGAGAACGTCCAAAGCCGCACTGCCCGCTCCCGCACCAGCCGCACCAGCACCAGCCCCGGCAGCACCCGCACCAGCGGCACCCGCACCCAGCAGACCGGCACCAAGTCCGGCACCGCCGTAGGCACCAAGACCTGCCATCAGGCCTTTGCTGAGATTGCCAGTGCGAAGCGCCTCGACGCCGCCAACACCCAGGCCGATAGTGGCAGGCATGCCCAGGCCAAAAAGACCGGGAGCTGCTGCGCCGCCAGTGGCAGCCATGAGGCCAACGCCGATCAGCGCGGGGAGCATTTTCTCAAGAAAGCCCGCCTCCGGCAGACCCGTATCGGGGTTGACGGTCAGCGTACCCCCGGCCGCACGCGCAAGCGCTTGGAGCCCAGCGACTTCGCTGGGGGCCATGTGAACGAGTTGGGTATCAGGGCCACGGCCCTTGGATGCAAGGTGCTGGGCGGCAAGTTGCAGGCTCATGGTTGCCTCGCGGAAAAGGGGTTGGTTGAGTCTATCATTTGAGGGGGTACGGGTCTATAGCCAGCGTTACTGCTGGGCCTGGGTGATGTTCAAAACCACTGACGGCGCGGCGGGCGCAAATGCAGTGGGGCTTACGGAGTCCAGCGTTACGGCGGTACTGTCCGCAGCCCAGCAGACCTCGATGTACTCGTTGATTGCCAGAGACACGGTTTCCCGCAAAGCGACAGTGGTGTACGCGCTGTTTACAGCAACCGTAACGATGCGGGCAGAGTTCGGCACGTCAACTCCGTTTTTCCGCAGCCAAAACCAAACAGTTTTGTTCACGGCGCTACCGCTGATGAGTTGCAGGTTTGCCTCTACGGAGTAAAGCCCCGACTGAGGAACCACAATACGCGACGCGGGGGTTCCCAGCGTAATACCGTTAGATATATCCGTGTTGTCGAATACAAGCGGATACGCCGTATTAATCACCGCAGGGGTATCATCGGTAGTTTTAGAAAACTGCCCGTAATACTGCATCTGCTGAATAGTTGGGCGAACAAAAATAATACCTTGCGTCGGGTGCGAAGTAACGCACGCGGCCACAGGAATTACGCTGTTAGGTGCAGTCGGCTTAACGTTGGTAAAGGCCCCCGCCGTCGTCGGGCTGGCATACAAAATGTCCCCGGCAGTGAACGCGCTCGTGTCGAGATCACGCACAAAGCCCCAGGTCGTGCAGTACCCTTTCTCCCCGCTGTCAGGGAGGTCGTGAGTCATAACGCCCAGGATATACAGCGAAGGCTGGGAACCATCTGCAAGGTACGGCGCGACCAAAAGCGCTTCGGTGGTCGCCCCTGCGAACCCGACTACAGTGCCGTTGGGGATCGTGACGCCTGTTGTGTTCCCGACCCTGGCGTACGTTTCCTGACCGATCTGCTGCGTGACGCCGTAGGCCATGCCCAGGTTGAGCGTTTTGTCACTGTTGTTCCAACCAAGGCGGGCTTCCTGGCTGGTGTATATCGCCCCAGTATTGAAGTCGATGTAGTTGAACGGCGGCCCGCCGTTTGCAAGGCCCGCATCGAAATTGTCGAGCTGGTTGAAATACAGCCGCAGAATATCTGCGAACTGATTATGGTACCGGGCGTCGTAGGCAGCAGGCGCTACCGGCAGCCGGGGATTTACGGGCAGGCGAAGCCGGGCCATGCTTACCTCCGGCCGTCCGGGCGAACGTCCATCCGGGGAACGCCAAGCTGCCACTGCACACCAAGACCGTCAGAGGACACTCTGAACGCCATCTGCCTGCCGCGCAGGCGCGTGTAGATGATCTCCGTGAACTGCTGCACGGTGTAGTTGCGCTGGCCCTGGTAGTTCTGCGCGCTGATGACTGCGGGGGTGTCCGCCATCCCGTAGTTGGAGCCTGGGTTCTGCCGGGGGCGCAGCGTGAACGTGACCTCCGGGTTGTTGACGTAAGAGCCGTCGAACGTGATGTCGGGGATCATTCGCCACACGAAGCCGTAGTTGTGCCCGTCGCCGATGTCGAAGTCGGCCGACTGGATGTAGCAGGAGATCGGGCTGGGCGGGTTGGTAGAGCCGTCGTCCACGCCCTGCTCGTGGTAGAACAACTGGCCGTTGTAGCCAGCAGCAATCGGGTAGTCGCGCAGTGGGGAATCAAGCCAAGACGTGCGAGACAGGTTGCCGTAAGACCACAGCTTTTCGAGGTGGTTGTAGACAACGTACCTGTCGATGACGGTGCTGTTCGCCGAGCAGTAGAACCACCAGACCTCGTTGAAGCCTTCGTTGGTGCTGGCAAAGAACTGGGCGCTCTGATCCAGATTGATGTCGCCAAAGATGTACTGGCGCAGCGGGCAGTACAGCGTCTCCACACGGCCGGAATAGGCGTAGAACTTGTCCAGGCCCATCCAGTACGCCACGCCAGAAGCCAGCGCCGCCGTGTTGGGGCCCATGATGGACAGGTTGTCGCCAAGAATCTGGAACTGCCAGACCAGATCGCCGCCCACAAACTGCATGGAGTACAGCGCAGAATCCGTCCAGATCAGAATTTCCTGACGGGACTGGAGCTGGCCGATGATGGAGGAGCCTGAACTCAGGCGAGCAAAGCCCGCACGGTTGTCCTCATCGGGGAACCAGATTCTGTAGTCCTCGGCGTCAGACCAGCGAACCAGCATGGGGTCGAGCGTGGTTTCGCCGTAGTTGTTGCAGCCAAACGCAATCAGAAAGCGAGAAGCGTCCGATACAACAATGGAGTTGGCCACGACCGGGCAGGAAGAGTCCGTCAGCCAATACTGCTGGCCGTCCTGCGTGCTCGTGTTGGTGGACGACAGCACCTGAGCCCGGTAGTAGGTAGCGGGGCTTGCCGCAGGCACCCACAGATAGATTGGGCCGCCTCGCGGGTTGGCCACCAGCCGGTCGCCGAAATTGGCCTGACTCCACAGCCGGAGCTGCACACCGACACCCACGCCCGCAGGGGCGGCAGACCCCCAACCTGTAGGGGTGGAAGAGCCAGTAACGCCGCCCCAGCCGCCAGCACCCCAGCCCACGCCCGTGGTGTAGATGTCGCTGCCGGTGTTGATCTGGAGAGCAAAAGTGGCGGTGCCTGCGGGACTCACGCCTGGACTGGCCGTGCCCGTCGTGGAGATGCTGAAGCTGTTGTTGTCGATGTAGGTGATCTGAAACTCGCGGTTGAGCTGTGCGTCCGTAATACCGTTGACGGAGCCCACAACTCCCGAAATCGTCACAAAGTCGCCCGTCTGGGAGCCATGCCCAGGGACGTTGCACACCACAACCCCCGACCCACTGGTCGTCGTGAACGCGGTACCCGTGATAGTCACCGTGAGCCGCAAAGGGGTCACGTCATAGAAATTGCCGCCGACCGTCTGCTGGATGTACAGCTTGAGGTTGGTGCCCAGGCTCAACAGGTTGAACCCGGCGAGCGTGACCCAGTTGCGCAAGCTGCGACAAACACCCCAAAACGAACCCGCAGGAGGAGTCGCAATGGTGCCGGAAGGATCGTATGCGCTCCCGGTGTCCTTGACCCAACCGCCCAGCTTTTCAGGGTAGCCGGAGCGAAAGCGCACTTTGTCCATCTCGAACCAAGTGCCTTCGTTGGCAAGAGAAGTAGATTCGCGGTTGACCCCGGGACGAAGTTGCAAACTTTGAAGCGGCATGTCTTGTCCTACGACAGAAAAAGAGCGCGTTCATCTTTGCGCCGACGATCCAACCCAGGCAGTACTTTACCCCCGGCCTTATTCCAAAGCAAGAAAGCGTCGCCTGCCTGCTCCCAATCTCCGCGATTGGCCCGCATTCTGATGGTACTACGCTGTAGGTTTCCTACACCGACATTGAAGGCAAAACTGACCAGAGCGTCAAAGCTGCCTTGACGGCCAACCACGCCGGGAACAAGTCGTAGAACACCACGTTCAAAAGACGAGACGTCCACACTGAACAGGTCTTCAATTTCTTGCTTGCTCCAGACACGGTTGTCCTCCGGCCTCAAAGGGTACTCGCTGCGGATCATGGGGATGTCCTCCTTGGTCTTGCCCGGAGGCCGAACCATCGGCAGCCTGATCTGCTCTTGGTAGAGGACGTGGCCGTAGCCGATTGTCCAGATGTGGGCGGGGCAAAGGTACGGCTTGTTCCTGAAGCCTTCGTACTTGTGCATCAAATCCGCGCCAGCACTGCTGAGCTTCACTTCTTGCCCCACTGCCTCGACCCGAACCAGAACCCGATGATGCCGCCCAGCATGGCCATCTCATCGCTGGAGAAGATCAGCTCGGAGTACTTCACCACGTCGTCGATGCTGGTAATCAGGTTGGGGTGGTTCCACAGGTACACCGCCATGAAGGCGTTGATGACCACAAGCTCCAGCACGAAGATGTAGGTAACTGTAGGCCGAACAGTGCCCACGTAGTTGGCAACCCAGCGGCTGGCTTTCTCCAGCACCTTCTCGTCATGTTGCAGCGCAGCAGCCGTCATCTGGGCCTCGGTCTGCATTGAGACCTGCTCGGTGCGGATCTCCTCAATACGCTGCTGGGCGGCAAAGCCCTGAGCAGCCAGGGCCAGTTCGCGCTCGGTTTGAATCCGGGCCAGGGCCAGTTCGTGCTGCTGATCCGCCTTGTTCTGGAAGAACTCAAGCAGTTTTGGCAGTCCACTGATGAGCAGCCCGCCGAGGGTGGAGATAAGGGACAGCATCATTGGCTCCTAAATCAGGCCGTGCGCTTCCACATGTACACCGTGATGTACGGCTGAATGTTGGCGTTGGTTCCGGACACACCCTCGGTGGAGTTGGCCACGGTGATGCCGGTCGTGCTGGTGCTGGTGTTCACAGTCTCCAGATTGATGTACGCCATCGGGTCGTTTGCAAACTCGCCGTTGCTGATCGTCGTGCGCCGCTGGTACGTGTGGTTGTGTCCAGGGTCTGTCACCGTGGCAGTGTGAGTGTGGGAGACCACCACAGCATCGTAGGAGCCGCCCGTCTCTTCGGCAGAGTTGAACAGTGCATTGCCTGAATCAAAGCCGACGGGTACGCGGCCTGCACCAAATGCAACCCAAGTGCCAAAGCCAAGAAGCGATGCTGGATTGGTGCTGTTCGTGGCGTTAATGTAAATCGAGCCCACCGGATAGGCTGCTTGCGCTGCGGCCGTAACAGCCGCTTGCACGAACGCGGTGGTGGCAACCTGCGTCGTGTTGGTGCCGGAGGCCGCCGTGGGTGCAGTGGGCGTCCCGGTCATGACCGGGCTGGTCAGCGTTTTGTTCGTGAGCGTCTGCGTTGTAGAAACAGTGGCCAACGAAACCGTGTCGGAAGCCCGGCCCACAGAAAGCGTTTGATCGGACATGTTGTACGCAAGCTGCCCCTGGGTCAACACAGGGAGCGTGGCCGAAAGGACGGTGATGTAAGTCCCCGTAATGTTGCCGCCTGTGATGGTTACACCAGACGAAGCAAACGTGACGCCAGCAATATCCCCACCAACAATTGTTACCCCGTTGGCGTTCTGCGTGGCCATGGAGCCCAGGCCCAGGTTAACACGCGCATCCCCTGCATTCGATGCGCCCGTGCCGCCGTCGGCCACGGCAAGGTCAGTGCCCAGAATCAGCGAGGGCAGATAAGAGGTCTGTGCAAAAAAGTCCGTGCCGTCGGTGTAAACCGAAACCGTCTGGCCCGCAGGAATAACCACGCCATCGCCTGCGGCCGTCGTGTTGCCCGTAACGGTCGAGTTGTAGATCGTGGCGGCGTAAATCGAAGCGTTGTGGATGACGTACAGCTTCGGCACTGGCGGCGCAAAGACGCTGAACGCCGTGGTGACAGTGGAGGTCTCCAGCTTGATTGCTGCGTTGCGCGCCTGATCCGCAGCACCGTCCACGGCGGTGAAGGCCTGCGCGGTAGACGTGATCGTCACGGTCTCAAACCCGGAGATGGCATCCTCAATCAGCGTGCCCAAGTTGGTGTTCGTGGTTGTGCCCCACGTACCTGCCTGCTGGCCGGTGCCGATGAGTTCGATGCGCAAATTGGTGGAATACGTGCTCATTTGAGTCTTCCTGTCGTGCGGTTTTGGTATTGTCGAGTCATACCAACAACTTGTCTAGCCGCGCTTTACGGCTGGGTTTTGATGACCTGCCAGTTGGTTTCGGTCGTAGTTGCAATCGTCGTCCAAGTGGCGGATGTACCCGTGGCGCTTACGTTCCACGTGTTGGTGACACCCGTTTGAATAATTTCCCAGAGCAGCCGCGCCACATATTGGTCGGTGATTGCCACGGCCTCGTTCAGCGTGACTTGGTAGCTGCTGCCTGCGGCGCTGTACGCATCCAAAGCCTGCACAAGCTCCTGCACAGAAACGTTCTGAATCAGCACGCCGGTAAGCACGTCTTGCGCAGCAGCAAACTCCTGCACTGTTGCCCCCGCAATCTGCTGTGAAGTCACATCGTCAGCAACCGGAACAAACTCCTCGACAAGGCCGCCATACTCCTGCACAACGTCATAGACATCCGTGGCGGTCAGCGCTTCATCAACTGTGCCAGATGCCTCGAAGCTGTACGAAACCGCGTCGTCCGCAGCAGCCGTCTCCGACACGTCCACGAACATGTTGAACTCGCCTTCAACGGAGTCTTCGGCAAGCGCAGTCTCAAGAACTTCTGCTTCTTGCGTGACCTGCGTGAACGGAAATGCGTCCGCAACGCCGGACTCAAAAACAAAGGTGTCGATGCCAGCGATGCCTTCAGAAAAGTCCTGGGCATTGGCCACCGCAACCACCTCCGCTACAAAGTCTCCAGAAGACGAAACGGCTTCTGTTGCGGGGGCAGATTCAGAAACCTGCGCAGCAATAGCCGGTGTTGCGGAGACGGAATCGCTGGCAGTAGCAGCTTCCGTAAGCGAGGAATCCAGCGAGATGTCGCCAGCTACAGAATCCGTTGCCGCGAGTGCTTCGGTGACGCTGCTACCAATTGTGCTGACTCCGCTTACGGAATCCGCTGCGGTCGCAGTCTCTGAAACCGCCGCGCTCAACGCCATGATGGCGGAGATGACATCTGCCGCCGAGACCGCTTCCGTCAGGGAAGCAACGCGAACCATGGTGGCGGAAACTGCGTCCGCCGCAGTTACGGCCTCGGCAACAGAGACCGAGTACACGTTTCCACCTGCGGCTGGCTGCTCCGCAAATGCAACTTCACTGAACGCGGAATCGCCAAACAGCATGTGGCGTCCTCGTTACGGCGTGTACACCGGCCAGTCAATCTGCCAGGGGAAACCCTCCTGCGAGGGCACGTCAGCCAGCGCCTGGACGTAAGCGTCCAGTTTGGCCATGTCGTCTTGTTGGGGCAGGCCCAAGCGGGCGTTGCGCTCGTATCGTGCGTACCGCCACTCTACCAGCTTGATGCGAGCATCGCGGGATTCACGTTCCGCACGAGCACGCATGGCTGTACGAAGAATGTAGCCGGGGTCTTCGACTTGTAGCCAGTCGGCCATCAAGGCATCACCTTCAAACCGGGGGTTGCCGGGGACATACCTACGACCATCCTGCGGGTACGGCGGGATCGAGACTTCTTGGTATCCAGCAGCGTCAGCAGGTACAAGCCCCTGCGGGGTTACATCCCCCGCAGGTACGCCGTCAACAACGAGGACAAACAGCTTGTGCGTCATGAGTAGTTGTACCAAAAAATGGTCTCGTAGCTGGTAAAGCCGCCGTAAGTGGCAAAGCCCATACCCATAGACGCGTTGCTAACCGCCGTCGTGTCGAGATCAAAAAACGCGTACGTGTAGCCTGCGTTGCTGTCGTAAAACTCTTCAACCAGCGTCACACCCGAAGAAGGGGTGATGGTGCCAGCATAGTTGCCGTTGATGGCCACAATTGCATGACCGTGACGGGTAGACCCGAAAGGGCTGAAAGAGCTACAACTCAGGGTGTTCGAGAAGTTGCTGTAAAGTGTGGTGCCAGTATTTACTTGGTGCACCGAGGCCGTGCCAGAGTCTGTCTCGTATCCAGAGTAGTACACAACGATAGTGCCATACCCAGAGCCAGAATACGACGTGGGGTCAGGTGACGGCGAGTACGCGCCGTACACACCGCTGTAGTACGAGGTGCTTCCAAAATAAGACCAAGCTCCGCTGGCGGGATTGACACTGCCGCCGTACACCGACTGCGAAGAAATCAGCACCCCACCGGCCCCGAAACTGGAAGTCGGCATCCCGCTGGGCATGGCCAAAGAAAACGTTCCGCCCGGGAAAGCCACAGTCTCGTACGTGTACCAGTTCGGGCCCGTTGGGCCACCACCCGGATCAGCATAGACCTCTTTGGTAGAGTCGTCCCACTTCAGAGTCCACGAAGTGCCCACAGGCGTAACACCCGTGCGGAACTTGTTCATGTAGGTGGCGTCGGGAGCAGCGGCCGTGATGTTATGCCCGATGATGATCGAGCGCTCACCCGTGGAAGAGGCCGTGTTGGAACCGCTGCCGATTGTGATGCCGCCCCAGTTGGAGGAATTGCCGCCAACAACAATACCCGGAGTGGGGCTACCCCCGGTATCTATATATGCCGTAGACTGACCTCCGACCACCGCGCCGTACTGCCCGTAAACCGCAGTGCTTGGCCCCAGCGCAACCGAATAGTTAGCAGATGCAATAGCGTCATCCCCCATCGCAACGCCTTGATAGCCAGCAGCGTTTGCGCTGCTACCAACCGCAATAGCTCCGGCACCGCCCGCGTTGGACGTTTCTCCAACAGCTACGGTATTTAGACCTGTCGCAGTTGCGCCGCCACCTACGGCGGTGGAATTTCCGCCGTTTGCAGCGGAGTATTGCCCGATAGCCGTAGCCCCGTCTGCGCCAGCGCCTGCACCAAACCCAAAAACGGTTGTGTAACTCAAGGTGTTTGGTGAAAAGCCCAGGCTCGTCCCAAGCGCTACGTTGAAGTTACTTGGCGCAGCGGACATCGACACAAAGACACTCTTTGTACCCGCCGAGAAGTTGATCTGCGTGGTCGTGCCTGCGCTGTTGGAAAAGACGCTCGTGCGAACCAGCGTCGTGCTGCCGCTCAAAGTGCCGAGACCAACTTCCCACTGTGAGCCGGTGGCGTCCGTGATGACGTACGTTGTGGTGTTGCCAACACCGATGGTCGAGCTGAAGGTTTTGAAGCCCGTGGCCGCACCGGCCAGGGTGATGTTCCCCGTGCCGGTGGAGGTGGTGGTCTCCTTGACCCGATCCGCTACAACGTACGCCATCTATCAGGCTCCGACGAGATCGGCTTCCTTGAACCAGCGCTGGTGCACATTGCCCTGCGCGTCGGTGTACTCAACCAGATACTCGATGTCGCCTTCTTGGCTCACAGACAGTTGCAAGACCACGCCTTGGGGCGGGGTTGCACTGACCTTGACCTGCGCGCCGGGTTTGAAATTTGCTGCCATGGTGTCTCTCCTTAAACAGACGCGACGTAGGTGACGTTCAGCGTGTCGCCGTTGGCAACCGTGCGGCTGCCGCCAGTGAAGTTGCCAGCCGAGTACAGAATGCCGCTGAAGCCGCCTATAACGTTGTTGTCGGTCAAAAACGCGCCGCCAATCGTGGCCGAAGCGTTGATGCTGAATGCCGTGGGGTTCGTGGACTTGGAGCCGCTCGAAGCTGCGTTCCACGAAGGGGCCGGGCGAGTCGGATTTGAGTAGTCGGTGTTCTCCGTCCAGCCGCCGTGCGACGACATCGTATCGCCAGCAGCGTAAGTGCCGCCAGAGTTGATGAGGCCCAGATACCAAGCAGCCGTGTACGAAGAGCCGCTGAAGTACTTGTCCAGCAGGTCATTCTTGCCGACGGTCACGACGAGGTTCTGAATCTCGTCTTCCCATTTCAGGTTGCCTTCGGCATCAAAGCACTCGACCACATACCGGCCGGTTGCGAAAACAGTTTCTGCCTGACCCGCACCGGCCGCAACAGACACGGCCGCAGAGTCAACAGGGTTGATTTTTTCAGACTGCATCATGAACTCCTTTAAGCGATGCGAACCAAAGCAGCGTCTGCCGTGTTCGCAGGCATCTGCACCGTGAAACTCGTCGTGGCCGTTTTGTCGGCCCCGAAATCCAAAACAGCAATAGCCATATTGCCCAAGCTGGCATTGTAGATAAGGGCTCCGCGAGCAGTGAAAGCTGCGGGGTTCCACACAACGTTGTCGAAGCTCAAGTACGCCACGCCGTTACTCTTGCTGACGGTCACGCCAGACATTACTTGGCCGCCTGCGGAGTAACCGCCAGTACTGGGAACTTCCCCAGCCGTCGTGTATGCCAACGTGTTCGCGTTGAGATCGGCGTTTGCCGTGTACAGCGCCATCTTGACCGTACCCTGCACCAGCGCGGACAGCGCTTGGTACTTGGCCTCGGTGGTCATCGTCTGGTCAAACGCCATATCAAGTCACCGCCTGTCGATACTGCCCAGACCTGTACGCGTCGCTGCGCTCCAGACCATCACCCAGGCGTTTTGCCAGCGCAAGCGCTTCTTTGTACTTGCCGTCGTAGAGCGCCATCATGTCCTGCTCACCCTTCATGAAGGTGTAGGCCTCGACCAGCGAGCCGTACAGCAGCACAGAATCGAAGTTGTCGCCCAGCCAAGTGCGGCCATCAGCAGCAACAGAAATCGACTCGGGGTAGTAGTAATAATGCAGCTCGATGTTGTAGGCAGCGTCTGGCGTGGGGCCAAGAAGAAACGTCAGCTCGTCGGTCGTGACGGGCGGAGAAGTGTTTGTCGTGGCCGGGCCAAACAGCGAGTAGTAGCGAGGGATCGACTGCGAGTTGGGGTTGGGGTACGCCTGCCGGATGAAGTTCACATCCTTGTTCAGCAGGTACTCGTAGTTCCCCATCATGTCGATCACCGCCATGGAGTACACCGCGAGGAAGTCGGAGGGGCAAGGCAGATACTTGTTGCCCACCAGCGTGACGCCCGTAACGTTGCGCCGCAGGCTGGGGAACTGCACCGTGTTGTAGATGCGCTGCTCCGCCTGCTGAACAAACAGCGGGATGTTCGCAGAGAAGTCGTTCTCGAAGTTCTGCGTGTAGTCCTTGATCGCCGCAACGAGTTCGGTGTACGTCATGCGCTACCTCAAGCCATCGGGCCCCGAGCTTTGACGCCTTTGGTGGCCGCGCCAGTTCCGCGAATCTTGATGCCGTCCGTCTTGACGGGGGCATACTCATCGCTGCGGACGTTGGCAATCGTCAGCGGAGTCTTGCGCAGGTACTCTTTGACCGGCTCCGTGCCCGCCTCTTTCAAAGGCGAGTACTTGGGGTTCTTGTACGTTGCCATATCAGCCCCCTTTGCGGCCGGGGCTGCGCTGGTTCATGACCTTGGCCATGTTGCGCCCGTACTTGAGCATGTCGGCATTGGTCTTGCCGCCAGCTTTCAGTTTGGTGGGCTTCTGGCCGGGGTGCATGTTCTTTTCGTGCTTGCGCACGGCGGTCTTTGCGTCCATGATCGACTCCTTACGTCGTGACAATCGTGACTGTACCAATTTCGCCAACAGAAACCAAGTCGTTTGGCGTCAAGGCGTTATCGAAAAATCTGGCCCCACCAACGGGGTTCCATCCCCACTGGATGTCCCTGCTGCCGCCCGTCACATACCCGTCTGGGCCAACGCCCGCAGTTACGTAGGTGCTGTCCGGGCGAGGGTTGCGCAGTGCTTGCGGATCATCCACTGGATACATACCCAGTTGGAGCTGCGGATGATCCGGATCCCAGCATGTGCGGCAAACGAGGATGTTGACCTTCTTGGTCTTGACGATTTCGGTCTTCAGCTCGGTCAGCTTAAAGCGCTGCCCGCACCTATCGCACATGGCGATGGCGTTCTTGCCAGACGCGAAACGGTTGGCCATTACGTGCCGCTTCCCAGGTACTGACGACGCGGGACAAACCGCACAGCAGCCTTCTCGCGGTCTTCCTCGGCCGCCAGCGCCCAGGCCTCGTCATACTGCGCCTTGAGCACCTGCATACGCTCCAGGCCTTCGGGCAGCTTCATCGACAGGTAATACGCCAGTCCCGCCACCATGCACGGGATAAACCGGAACGGCATGTCCATAGTGTTCGTACCATCGCCCGCATTTTGGATTCTCCTCAAACGCCAGTAGACAAGCTGGTAGGTCTGCGAGTTATCGGGGACGGGCCACACAGTGAAACGCGGTGTGTCGAGTCGTTCAATCCAAATCTGGATGGGCCGCCCTTGCTGCAACTTGTTGGGGATGGTCGCGTAGGTGGAGACGCTGATCCTGGTGATGGTCAGGTCTGCCTGCGTGGACTGGTTGCCCGCCCCCGTGCGGATGACGTGCTCCATCAAATCCACTGTGTCGGCGGGGAGGTTGTACGTGGCCGTGCCGGGCGTAAGAGCCTGCGTGCCCTGCTCGAACGTCCACATGTTGATGCCACGGTTGGCCCAGTCGGCAAACAGCAGGTTCAGAGAACGCCGAGCCGTGCGCAGGTCGTAGCCGGTGCGCAGTTCGGCACCGCAGCGCTCGAACGCCTCCTCAACGATCTCCGCCAGATCGAGGTTGAAATTGGCTACGCCGGAAGTTGCCATGTCTTACATTCTCCTGCGGCGGAAACCGCCAAACGGACTGCGGGCAGGCTGGGGTTGCTGCATGGATGCCGACGGCGACGGAGCCGCAGGCTGTTGTGGGGCCATGAGTTGCGATTGTGCCTGCGCCAGTGCGTCCAAGCCACCGGCAGGCTTCATCGGCTGTTGCCCAAGCATCTGCTCCATAGCTTTTTGCCGCGCCATCTGCTCCATGGGGTTTTGCTGATGCAGCGAAGGTTGCATCGGCGAAGTCTGCATCGGCGAAGGCTGGCCAAAACCCCTCATCTTGGATTGCAGATCTTGCAACTGCTGGTACATAGGCGCTTTGCGTATGTACTCGTCCATCTGCCGCTGAAGGTCTTGCGCTTGCGTGCGGTACGCCTGGAACTCGGGGTTCTTCAGTTGCTCAAAGGCGGGCGGCATCTGCGCAGGCTGATACTGCGGCTGCTGCGGCTGGTCGTACGGCATCGCAAGGGACGCACCGGCAAGGTTGCCAAACCCGACGGCAGGTGCTTGCTGGCCGGGCGTGGTGTTCGGCTGCGGGAAATTGCCGCCAAACAGGCCGGTGGGCTGCTGCGCAGGCTGCTGCATGGGCGGCGTGTTGTACTGCTGCATGGTGTTGCCAAGAACACCGCCCGGCTGCGGCATGCCGCCAGCACCTTGGCTTGCACCCGCCGCTTGATTCACAAAGCCTGATCCGCCTGCCATATCAATCCCTCTTCGCCATTACAACGTCGTCGCCTTTGCGCACCGTGACCTTCTCACCCTCAACATCCACGCGCATCGGCAGCTCCTGCCTGTCGAGTTTGTCGAGCTTCTGGATCAAGGTCTCAATGACTTTGAACTCAGGCTTTTCCTGCTTCTCGGCCGTGCCAGCAATCCCGTTCATCATGTTGATGAGGGCCACCAACGCACCACCCACCATTGTCATCACGGCCGTGATAGCCGCTTCAGACAGAAAGTACGACGATCCCACGCCGATCAGGACAATCAGCGTGATGTAGAAGAGGCCAAACCTGCCGATGGACTTGCCAGCGACTTCTTTGGCCGTCTCAACAGGTTTCGCCTCTTCCATCACCTGTACCTTGCTGTCTTCGACGCCACCTTTGGCGGCTGCTTCACAAACTGCTTGCCCGCCGCTTTGCCAGCACGCTTGGCCCGGGTGGTGGCCGCGTACTCGGCAGGCGACAACGCCTTGATGGCGTTCTCAGGCAGATACCGCTCCCCCGTCTTGCTCGACGGCTTGCCGGACTTGGTGCGCCATTTCTGCGCCGTCCAATCCTTGAGCGATTTCTGCGGGGCTTTCACTTCTTGAGGCCCTTGAGCGTCTGTGCCAGTCGGGCACGCTGCCCCATCTTGCCGGGCTTCTTGGCCGCAGCAGCCAGCTTCTTGGCGGGGATCGGCTTATCGCCCTTGACGCCTAGAGACTCGCGCAGAGCGCCGGGCTTCTTGATCGCCTTCTGAATCCACTTCTCAGCCACGATAGCCTCCGCCTTTTTCCTTGTACTTCTTGGCCAGCAACTGCGCCTTGCGGGCGCTCCACTGTCCGGCAGCCGTGCCCTGCACCGCACGACCCTTGATGGACTCGAACAGCGCCTTGCGCATGCCGGGCTTGGTGTAGTTTCCAGCCTCGTTGACCTTGGACGTGCTGCCGCCCTTGGCGTACATGGTCACGTCGTTCGGGTTGTCCTTGCGAACAACCGTCTTCGCCTTGGGCATCTTGCTGGGGTTGATGGCCCCCATGCCACGGCTGGCCCTCACGTCAGTACACCTTGGCTCCGCGAACACCGCGAGCTTTGCCCCAACCCTTGGCCTTCACTGCGCCGCCCTTTTTCATGGGCTGACCGGCAGCGGATGCGGCGAGCGCCTGCTGACGCGCGGCTTCGGCGGCAGCGTTTCGCTGCGCTTCTTCTGCATCTTCGCGCTGCTCACGACGAGCAATCGCGGCAGGGAGAATGCCACCAAAACCCTGGGCAAGAGCTTTGCCCATCGCACCTTTACCAGTCAGCGCACCTGCCAGAAGATTGACATCTGAGAGCTTCATACCATCCTACCTTTCGTCTTGCCGCGCTTGGCACAGCCGTCGCCCCGCGTCACACCGCCTTTGGCCATCTTCTTTTCCTGCGGCGCAGCAAACATCTTGTCTGCGAGCTGCATCGGCTTGGTGGTGTGCCCAGAAGTGATACGAGTCGGCTCAACGAGCATGTCCTCGTACATCTCCTTCTTGCTTTTGAAGCGCGGGGTGTCGGCCATGGCTGTGGCTTATTTGCAGGCTTTGCCGCCGTAGGCCATCTTGACCATGGTGCCCTTGGTTTTGCCCTTGGAGGCAATACCGTCGCGGCTGGGGGCGGCCGTACGCACAGCGCCCATCTTGGCCGTGGTCATACCGCCGTTGGCATACTTGGCGGTGCCGCCTTTTTTCATGCCCATCTCAGCCATCTCGTGTTTGACCATGGACTTGGGAGCGCCTTTCTTTTTCATGAAGGCCACTTCCTTTTTCATCATGTTCTTCGACTCTTTCATTTCACCACCTCCGGCAAATTTGCGGCCCTTGTCCGCGTTGAGAAAATCTTGTCCCACGCTCTGCGGGACTCCAGCCTTCTTGGCAAACGCGGGGTTCTTGGCCACCGCAGCCATGAAGTTGTGCTGCTTCTTACTGCTGCTCGGCATCGTCTGCCTTTTTACGGCGAATCAGCTCGGCGAACGGCTTACCCGTCACCATTTCGGCAATCCGCATCAGCGTCCAGACAGCACCAATCAAACCAAAAACGGGCGTAAGCACTTGGAGAAAAGACCCCACCGCTGCGACAACCGAAAGGATGTCCAGGGTGTTTTTAACCGTGTCATGGTGCTGTTGCATGTCAGCAGTTCCACGCCCGCAGGCTCTTGTTAATGCGAGAGTTCGGGTCTTTCGCCGTCTTGGCGCTGGTCAGCTTCTTCTTCATGCCCTCCATGCGGGCACAGAAAGAGTCTCGGCGTTTGCCGCCCTCGGGCTGGGGCGGCTTCAACCCAGGCTTGCCCGGGTTGGCCTTGTTGTAGGAGGCACGACCTTTGGCGTTCAAGCCGCCTTTGGGGTTCTTGCCTTCCTTGCGCTGCCATGCTGCTGTCTTAGGCATAAAACACCGTGACTTTCGCGTTGGTCAAGACCACGTACACGTCGTTTTGAAACACGATGCCATCGGCGGGGATCACCACGGAAAACGACTCGCCGTTGGCGAGAGTATTCACCGTGAAGACGGTGGTACCGCTGGCACCGCCATCCTTGAAGACAATGCTCCCCGCGCTGGCACTGGGCTCAATCAACGCGCCACGAACACGGGTACGCTGATCGAACGCGGTGCCTGACGCAGCCAGCGATGTGGCTTTGATGTCAGTTTGCATACCCATGACGGGCTCCTATCAGGACGCGGAGATCGCGGCCAGGGTGTCAACGCGCAGCCAGTTGGTGCCGTTCCAGAAAGCCAGAACAGGCGAGCCAGCAGCGCCGTTGCTGAAGTAAGCAACAGAGCCAGTGGAAGCGTTGGTGGGGGCGGTGGCCACGGTGAAAACGCCAAGGTTGACCGGGCCGGAGAAAGTAGTTTGAGCCATGATGCCTCACATGCGAGTAGCACAGCAGTCTGCATGTCGTCAGCCGGGTCTGTCTGCTGCGCTGGGAAATACCCCGGAATAAAGGCAATATACAGTAAAAGAAAAGGGGGCACAAGGCCCCCTTTTCCACATACCTCGCGGTATTAAGCGCCAGCCGAGCCCCAGACGCCCAGCGGGTCAGACCAGCCGAACGAGTAACGCTCGCGGGCCTTGTAACGGACGTTGCCGGTGTCAAAGTCGCCGTCCATCGAGGTGGACAGGGCCACACGCTCGAAGTGCTTCAGGCCGTTGGGCACGTCGGTCATCAGGAACCAAGCGTTGTTGTCCGTCAGGAAGTGGTTGACGGTGTAGCCCTCGGGGATGGAGCCCATCTGCTTCAACGCGTTGATGTCGTTGTCGGCAGTGGCGACACGCAGTTCGGTGTCCAGCAGACGCTTGGCCACGAACATCAGGGCGGGCGGGATCACCAGCTTTTTGGGCTTGGCGGCGATCAGCAGACCACGCTCGTCAGTCCAGGCAGCGATCTGGATCACTGCGTTTTCCAGGGAGGTTTCGTTCAGGTCAACGCCAGTCACCGGGCTGTTGTAGTTCTGACCGCCACCAACCAGGGGGTGGCCCACGCGGGAGCCGCCGCTGTTGACGCCGAACAGCGAAACACCGTCACCACCAGCGTAAGCGCCGTTGAAGCCGTTGTTCAGAACGGCAGCGGCTTTCACCTGCTTGGTGTAGGCCATGGCGCGGGCCAGGGCTTTGGTGTAACGGGCCGACAGGCTGTCGTACAGGTTGTCTTCCACAGCTTCCTCGGTGATCGAGAAACCCAGAGCGATGGTCTCGTGGGTGTAGCGTGCGGTGAACGCTTCCTGCGCGTTGTCGTAGGCGATTGCCGAGCCTTCGTTCTTCACCGGAGCAGCGCCGAAGCCGGACAGCTTGGTCTCCTCCTCGAAGCTACGCTCCGATTTCTCGGTCTCGTAGATTTCTTTGTGCTCTTCGCCGTAACGGGCGTACTCCATGCCGAACAGGGCATTCAGGCCGGGCAGGAGTTCCTTGAGAAGTTGGGAACGAGAAATAGCCATTTTTCAGGACTCCTTAAACAGCGGTGTAGGTAGCCGTGTTGTACACGTGCTGACCAGGGTTGAACTTCACCAGCACGTCCGTGTAGGCGTCGCCGGGGCCGGAGGCAAAACCAATGATCTTGAACGCGGCAGCGGTCGCCACAGAGACGGCCACGACGGCGTTGTTGGAGTTGCCAGTGGTGGTCGAACCAGTTTGGCTGGCGGACGAGAAGTACACGTTCTTGCCCAGCTCGTTCTGGCTGATGACGCCAGCGGCCTGGACTTGGAACACGGCACGGTCGTCGTCGATGACGGAAGCCGTAATCACGCCAGTCACACCCGTGGGGTAGTACTGCGACCAGATTTGCTGGCCTTGGGCGTTGACGTACGAGCAGCCGACGAACACACCCACGGCGTTGAGCGCGTTGGTGGTGCCATCTTCGCCAGTGGTGTCCACAGCCTTGATGTAGCCGTTGCTGTCGATGCCGACAACAGTGCCATTGAAGATCGAGCCGGTGGTGCCAGCGGGATCAATGAGGAACGTGCGGGTGCTGCCAGCATACGGCAGACCCCCAAGCTCATTCACGGCACGCAGGCCGTAGGGGGAAGCGGTAGTTGCCATTTAAGGCCTCCTAAAGTTACTTGGAACCAGAACCAAATCCGCCACGGCTGGCCGAAGATTTCCTCTCCGAGAACAGCGGCATGCGCGGGTCGTTGTTTCGCAGGAAGTTGTTGTCCACAGACTCCATCTGCGCACGAGCTTGGTTGGCGTAATACTCGTCACGGGCACGGGCGCGTTCGACGGGCATCTTGCAAAGCATGAGACCGCCAATTTCCACGTTGCCAGTTTTGGCATTGCCTTCCAGCATCAGCTCAGGATGGTCAACAGCCTTCACCGGCTCCCAGCCTTCACGCATCTTGTTGGACACGTTGACGTTCTGGGCCTCGCCAAGAATGTGCGTCGCAATCCAGCGGTACACATACCCCGGCTCGGGGGTCGGATCGGGCAGTGCGCTCGGCGGGACATACACCGCACGGGCAGTCTTTTCGCGTGAGGTCAACTCACGAGGATTCCGGTTTTGGGTTTCAGCCATTCGATTTCTCCAGTTTTGCTACTTGGGCCGCATATTGCTGCGGAGTCAGTCCGAACTTCTTTGCCAACGCGATCTGCGTCGGAGTCAGTTGGATTTTCTTTGCGCCCGTCGAACGAGTCGCCGGAGCCACAACCGTCGTAGGCCTCTTGGAGCCATCGCCGGATTTCGGCTTGGACTGCGATTCCCCGAAAACTTCGGGAAACTTGTCCTTCATGCGAGAGTCGATTCTCTCGAAGTACTCATCGGAGCGGGGGTCAACCCCCGAGTTCACCAGTTTTTGATGCAGCCCCAGTGCGAAGCTGGTAAGTTCCTCGTATCCCGACGCGCCAAACCACTGGTTCCGTGCCTGCCAGTTCAGGGTTTTCTCGTCCAGCGACTGTTGAGATACTTGCTGTTGAGGAATTTGTACCTCAACTCTTTCTTCTTGTAAAGGGGCAGGGCGGAAAGAACGCGCCTGCTGCACCTTCAGTTTCGCCTCCATCAGCGCTTCCTGGGCCGCAATGATGGCCTCAGTATCAAACGCCTCGGTGGCCTGTTTCAGTTGCTGCTTGGCCTTCTCGACCTCCGACTCAGCAACCTGAACCTGGGACGCAACGTAGTGCTCCGTGCCGGTCTGCACATACTGCTTGAGTTTCTTGTTCTCCTCAACCATGTGCTGTGCAAGACGCTCCAGCTCCTGCTTTTCACGCAGCAAGGCTTCTTTGGCCCGGCGCTCGTCGTGACGGGCGTGGGTCAGCTCCTTGATGCGCTTCTTGACGCCTTCGGAGTAGTTGTCGATTTCATCGTCCGTGGGGTCGGCAACCTCCCGCTCAAGGGGTTTGCGACCACGATCCCGCTCGGGGGTATCGTCAACGATCTCGATTTCAACGTCGTCATCCGCGTCAGCGGTGATCTTGACCTCGTTGTCCTCGGTGGAATCAACGACTTGTTTGTCGTCATCCTGTTCGTCGGGGAACTTAAATCCTGACATGCTTACTCCTATTTAGGCGCGGGTGATGCCGCGAGGGTCTTGGACAACAGCGTCCACTTGGTCGTCGTTCAGGAGACGGAACTCCTTCCCGAAGATTTTGAAACGCGTACCAGAATAGGTACGGGTGAGAATGAAGTCGCCTTCTTTGCACCAAGCACCGTTGGGGAACTTGGCCGGGTCTTTGTATGCGTCGGGGCCAACCTTGAGCACGAACAGCACGGTGGTCGCGTGCTCCTCCTGCTTCATGAAGCTCTCGGCTTTCACGATGCTGGAGTTCTCGAACGTGTCAGACACGTCCGGCACGATGCACAGGAGCTTCCAGCCAGTCGGGTCAGGCAGCGAGGTCGCCTTCTGCTCCGCAGGAATGCTCTCGTCCTGGGTGTCTTTGGGTTGAATGGTCGCAGGCATGGACACGCCCGGGGGAAGAATCAGGCCAGATTCACTCATCGGATTTCTCTACTTTCTCTGCAAGGTCGAGGAGATAACGCTCCGCGATGGCGAGACCTTGGATCACACCGCAGAGTTTTTGGTATTCGTCAAAAGAGCGGCACGAACCCCCAGCCATGTCATCGGCGTAGTTGTTCATGTCGGTGCGTAGCTTCTCGCGCAGTACGCGTGCGAACTCATGGATCATTTGTTGGACTTACCTCCGGGGTTTTGTGCTCTCGCACGTTCAGCGGCTTTCGCCTTCGCAATGTCGATACCCATGCGGGTACCTTCGCGTTCTTGCTGCGCGGCCAGTTGGTCAGCCTTGTAGGCCGCGTCCACTTGGAGGGCTTTTTCTTTCAGTGCGATCTCGTCGGCCTTGGTCGCCGCGTTGACCTGCATCTGCTTGTCCTTGAGCGCCATGTCCTGCTGCATGGCCTGGGAGTCCAGTTGCAGCTTCTGCGCCTTGATCTGAAGCTCCTGCTGCTTGAGCTGCAACTCTTGCTGCTGCATCTGGAGCACCGGGTCTTGGGCTTGCTGCTGTGCCTGCTGCTGGGCCGCCATGGTCTGCGACTGCTGGAGCACCTGCTGCGCAGCCTGAGCCATCATCTGCGAGAGCGACAGCTCGATCTGCGGGGGCAGCTTCTCGTCGTCGGGCGGCAGGGCCATGCCCAGTTGCTGCTCAATCTTCTGGCGGTAGGCAAAGCCGACGTGCTCGGCAATGTGCGCCATCATGGCAGCCTGAATCTGCGGGGCGCGGGGGTTCTGTCCCACAAGCTGCATGATGATCGGGTCTTGCATCGCGGCGGTGTGCACCTTGATGTGGGACTCGTGATCTTGGTACTGGAACGCCTTGAGCGGTTCGCCCTTGAGGGCCGCCACGTTCTCAGACACCGGGTCTTTGGGCTTCTGGTCGTCGGGCAGCGGCACCAGCTTGTCAGCGTTGCGGATGCCTAGAACCTCCAGCATGCCCCGGTGGAGCTGCGGCAGGTTGTAGATGTCCGGGGCCGTCTGCGAAAGCTGGATGACCGCTTGGTACTGCACCAGACGCTGGGAGAGGGTGGCGGCGTTCGGATCGCTGACCGGGATGACCTCAACGATGTCGTAGTCCGACTTCTTGACCCGGCGCAGGTCGCCCTCGTCCTTGTTGGCGTCGGGCTCGTAGCTGTACTCGTCGTCCGTGTAGTCGCGGATGATTGCCTTGAGGAGCTGAAGCTCCTGCTTGAGGGAGTAGTGCACCCGGGCCTGGACGGCGGTGAGGACTTTGAGCTGGCGCTCCAGCAGGGCCAGGGTCGTTCCCACCGGGGCCTGGGCCGACATGTCCGAGACCTTCATGTCCGCCGTGGCGGCGAACCGGCGACCCTCCTCCACCACAGTCTGGAGCAGGTTGAACAGGGTGGCCGAGGGCTCTTTGTACGGCAGCGGCAGGATGTTGTCGCGCAGGCTGCCCGAGCCGATGTCCACGTCGCGGAACTCGCCCGGAGCAATCGGCGTGTCGTCGCCCTTGATACGCAGGCCCCGGCTCTTGAGGCCACCGGGCAGGTTCGACAGCGTGCCCGCGTCGATGAGCTGGCGCATCAGGCTGGTTGCCGAGTTGGCAAAGCCACCGATCAGGTGGAACAGGCCGAAGCCGTAGGCACCGAAGCCCGGGATGTACTGGTAGTGGACGAAGTGCTGGCGCTTGAGGTGCAGCTCGTCATCCTCCCGCCAGTTACGGCGGATGGCCAGCACCGTGTTCGTGCCCTTGATGTACGTGACCACGTACGGCAGCGCGATGCCAGCAGGCTCGCCTTCTTCGTCCCGCACGCAGTACGGGTCGTCCTCCAGCACGAGGTCGGCGTGCGACTCGATCAGGGTGTACCTGTCGTCGTTGAGGTCGGTGAACCCGGTCTCTTTGTCCTTGGCGCGGTTGATGTCGTCGATGTTCTTCTCGGGCGAGCCGATGTCCACATCGCGGTAGAAGCCCTGCATCTGGAGCTTCTTGATCTCGTCCTCGGTCTTACGCATGACGTGCGAGACGCGGTGCGCAGTCTGGATGTCCGAGGTGCCGTAGGGCAGGATGATGTCCTCGGCCGGGATGAAGATGGAGACCTGACGACCCAGGTTCGGGTCGTAGTACACCTTCTTGAAGGCGCTGCCGGTGGCAGGCAGCGACCACAGCATGCGCTCATGCTCGGGGCGGAACTCCTGCATCTTCTCGGTGAGCTGGAAGTTCATGTCCTCCTGCACCCGAACAGCGGCTTCTTGCTTGGCCGGAGTCTGGCGGCCGACGATCTTGGTTTTCACCGGGCCCTGGGCCGGGAACGTCTCGGTGATGGTCTCCGACTGGAACTTGACCACCGCCTCGGTAATCATGGGATGAAAGACACCCGACGCGCCGTCCCACGGCTCCGTGCGCTCTTCAATCTGTAAACCCAAAAGTTTCAGACCTGTAACATAAGCCTTCTCCCAGTCCTTGCGGGAGTTCTTGTCGTTGTCGATGGCGCTGGCCAACTCCGAGACTTGCGAAGACATCACGCCTTCGTCTAGGTACTCGGCGAGGTTGGAGTCGAAATCATCGAGCGTGGGCTCTTCTTTGGTGATCGAGATGTCCAGGCCGTCGGCGTGGATGTTCACCTCCTCCGGGTCAACGATCTCAATCTCCAGGGCCTCCTCGTCCGCGCCTGCGGCATCAATGCCTTGCGGGGCTTGAAAGAGGGCTTTGTCGATATTCGTGGCCATGCGCGATCCTTTTCAAAACTCAGTAGTACGCCGCCCTGCGACGCTGGAAAAACCTGTCCTCGGGCTCGTCGCTGTCCAGCGCGATGAACCCCCCTTGGCGATAGCGCAGCAGCGCCTGAGTTGTCGTGTCCACATAGTCGTCGTGCTCTCCGACGGGGAACGCGGCGATTTCTTCGATGACTTCCCGGGCCCAGCGCGTATCCGGGGCCCATACTTTTCCGGAGGAAAACAAATCGGCCACGGCGTTAACCCGCACCATTTTGTCATTTCCCCGGCTCGGTGAAAACTCCTGAACCGGGATGCCCATCTGACGCAGCTCTTGGATCAAGGGTGCACCGGCCGCCTTCTTCTCCACGATGAACGCGTCTGGCTCCCACTCTTTGTAGTGCTTGAGCGCGATTTGCTTGAGTTCTGGGAACGCCATCCTGTCCTTGAACGCGTCGAGCAGGATGACCTGCGGGCTGTTGCCCTCCTCCTCGTTGTAGAACACGCCCCAGGTGGTGCAGGCGCTGTAGTCGGAGGAGTTCTTGGTCTCAAAGGCCGTATCCCAGGACTGAATCACGTAGTCGCACGGCGGTGGGTTCTCGCCTTCCCAAATACGCCAGCTCTTCCTGCTGATGACCGCCGAGCTGTCGGAAGTGGGCTGCTGCATGTACTGGGCGTTCCAGTACTTCGGGTCGAGCGAGGCCTTGGTTGCCTTGAGCGAGGCCAGCGGCCACTGCTCCGGCCAGAGGGACTTCTCGTTGGGCGTGTCCTCATGGAGGATCGCCGGGAGTTCAACAATCTCCCACGGGATTGAGTCCGGGTTCTTTGTCTGGTAGTCGATGAGACGGCCGGTGAGGTCGAGCAGCGACCAGCGCGTCATGATGATTATGATCGCGCCGCCCGGCATCAAGCGCTGAAGCGGGCCCGTCTGGAACCACGACCACGCGGTGTCGAATGCCAGTCGGCTGTTGGTTTTTACGTCCTGCTCGGAGTGCGGATCGTCAATCACGAACAGGTCAGCACCCCGTCCGGCCAGCGCGCCGCCCACACCGGCTGCGTAATACTGGCCGCCGACGCTCGTAGACCACTTGCCCGCAGCTTTCTGGTCGTCTGCCACCACCGTGGCGGGGAAAATCTCGCGGTACTCCTCCGTGTCCAGCAGGTTTCTGATCCTGCGGCCGAAGTCCTCCGACAGGCCCGCCGTGTGCGTGCCCATGATGATCTTCTTCTCGGGGTATTTGCCCAAGAAATACGCCGGGAACAGGTAGCTGGAGAACTCGGACTTCCCCATACGCGGGGCGATGTTGATGATGACGCGCTTTTTGCGCCCCTCGATCACGTCCGTGAATATTTTGGCCAGCTTTTTGTGGTGCGGCCCGATCTTGAAGCCTGGGTACACCGCGCTGGCGAACCCGAGCATGTTGTCCTGGGCTGCTGCCAGACGCGTGCGCTTTTCCCGCTCCTCAAGATCAGCCAGCAGCTCGGCCTTTTCCTGCGCTGACATCAGCGGCAGGGCCTTCTGGAGCGCCTCAAGCTCCAACTTCGTCAACGAAGTTAGGGTTTTCACTCGGCGCTGCCCTCTTGGGCGGGCTTTTCTTCAGCGTTTTCGATGGTTTCTTCCCGCTGACTGATGTCGATTACATCAACCACACCCATGAACTTGCCCAGCTTCTCTTTGATGCGGGCGTCCAGCTCCGCGTCGCTGGCGGGAGCTTGCTTGACCTCGATCTTCTCGGTGAAGAGGCCCACTTCTGTGACCTTGCCCAGAAGCTGAAGCGCTTTGAGGCGGATGTTGGGGTTCGGGTTGGTGGTTTCCTCCACGATCTTGGCGACCGTGTACCCGCGCAGCTCCTTGGCCTGCTCGACAAACTCCCAGTCGTAGGCCGTGAGCATGCCTGTAAGGTGCCGGACAGCTTCGGGGGTCTTGAGGGTGACGAGCGCGGCCTTCTGGTCGAGCGTGTTGGTGTTTGTGGTGAGCGCGGAGAACGCCGTGCGGGCGCGGGACTTCTCCACTTCCAACTCGACCGCCTCGTCTGGCGGTGCACCAATCTCTTCCAGCCAGGATGCCGTGGCAGTCTGGGCAGCCAACAGTTGTTCCGGCCCCGCGTTTTCCAGCGTGGTCAGTTTTCCGGGCGGTGTGACTTCCGGCTCGAATTGCACCAAGTGTTCAAACATATGCGCAGGCTGGGGTTGCCCCCTTGATACCTCGTTGGGGCGTAATGTACACTTTCATCGAGCCGTTGTGCAAGCAACTGCTCCTCCTTGTTTCATTTTGCTTTCCTTGTTGGTTGAAGGTGTTGGGCCCGGCGTGTGAAAACACCCGGGCCTTTTCTTTGGCCAGCGTTTGACACAGGTTTTCCAAAATTTTTTGAAAAATTTGGAGCCAGGGCAAAGTTATCGTCCGGCGATAACTTCCCTAATTTTTATATAGACGCCCTTTGGTAGGATGTTTAGCTCTGGGCGAGTTGTTTGGGCAAACGTTTTACAAAGTTGTGGGAGCGGGTGTGGAACAGTGTTCATGTAATGACGCCGCCGCACGCCCAAAAAGGGGTTCCCACCCCACGGTGGGGTCGATGTGTAGCCAAAAGCATTCGCCGCCAGCCGCTGCCAGGGCTGCTCTGAAACGTGTTTAGGTACAATAGAGTCATCGGTTAGGGAGTTCGCCCTGCCGATACTCAACCTCACTACTGGAGAACCACCATGTCTCAATTCAAACTCACTGCCGCCACCAAAGCCGCTGCCTTCGCCGTCTTCAACGATGCTGACAACACGTCAGCGAGTTTCACCGAGCGCCTGTTGAAGCTGGGCATCGGCGACAAAGCCACGGCCAAGCCACTGGCGATGGAGTGGGCCAGCAAGAAGTACAAGGCCGCCATCACCCAGGGCCAGCGCGGTGACATGCTGCCGCGTAACTCTGACGCCGAGCGCGCCATGTACCGCGTGCTGGCCGTGTGCTTCCCGAGCGTGGACACCAAGCCCGCCAAGGCCAAGACCAAAGCCAAGGCCGACCTCGTGGCCAAGCTGCTGGCCGACTACGCGAAGCTGTCTGCCGGTGAGAAGCGCAGCTTCAAGGCCCAGCTTGCTGCCCTGTAAGTTGCTGACAACCTGTCAGCGAGTTTTTTCCCGTGGAGTGAGTGCACACTCACTTTTTCCTGGCGGCGCAGGGCGTGAGGCCCGGCCGCTATTTCCTTTCCTGTCAACCCGAGTCTGAGCAAGACTCTTTCTTTTGGAGAACACACCATGAACAAACTCCCCAGCACATGCCAAGAACTCGCCGAGTGGATTGCCCAAGGCGATGCCGAAGCCGCCAAAGAACAAGCCGAACGCAGGGAGCGCGAGCGCCAGTTCAACCGCAGCTTCAACTTCGAGCACGCCAAGTTCGAGTTCAAGCGAGCGCTCTACGCCCGCGCCATCAACTCTTGAGGAAACTCTCTCAGCCTTGCGTGCAGGGCTGAGGGGGCAATCCTGCCCGACAACCTTTGGAGAACGCACCATGCTGCAATTCACCACGCCCACCGGGCGATTCCACATCACAAGCCACGGCAACGGCTGGGCCTACGAGGTCACGCACCAAGCCACGGGCGACTCTCTCTGGTTCCAAGACCACGACGCCGACCACTTCTACGGCGAGACCGCCAAGCTGGAAGACGAGGACGCCATCCAGACCTACTTCGACTGCCTCTGCGAATGAAAGGAGAACCCGCCATGAAATCCACCAAGCTCAGCCCAGGACGCTACCGCGTCAGCCTGCACAACCACGCCTTCACGCTGGAGAAACTGTACGGCGACCGCAACTGGCGGCTCTACAACAGCCTGGAGACGGAAGTCTGCGCCGCTGAAACCAAGAGCGGCCTGCTGCAAGTGATGCGCGACTGGAGCGCCAGCAAAGCCGCCGAGTACGCAAGCCAAGAGTTCTGCACCTACGCCTGAAAGGAGAACCCGCCATGTCCAAGACCAACCGCTACGCCATCCACACCCAATTCAAGCCCGCAGCCATCGCCCGCCTGCGCGACCTCAAAGAGGACTACCTCCGCATCCAGGCC